TTAAGCCGCGATCCGTATATCGAAGCGAGTCTCTTCGTTCATCTTCCGCGCACCTAGGGCCAACTGGGTTGCCTTGATGTACGCCTTGTGGAACGACTCAGCCTTGCTCTGCATGTCCTTCGACAGAACAATCCCGTCGTCACCCATGGCCGTCATGTAGGCCTTGTAGCTCAGACTCATCGCCTCCGGTGTGCGGAACTCGCCTTGCAAGACTTTGAAAAACTTCTGCTCGATCTCCTGCTTGGCCTGGTCGGTCATCTTGGCAGGCGCATCCCGAAGCATGACAGTGACGTTTGACATAGTGACTCCTTGGTTGATGGAGTTCGCAGTGTAGCGAAACACTGTATGCATGTACAGTGTCTTGTGCACTTCGCGCCATAGACAATTCTGTAACTTCAATTAACAATAGCGGGATGAAAGCAGCATTCTTGATTTTGGCCTCTGCAGTGACCTTGACCGCCTGCGGCTCGTGGAAACACCCCCAGTACACGGGCGAGGCTGGCCGCGCTCAATTCGAGCGGGACAAGCATGAATGTCAGCAAAGTGCACGGGCTGGAACAAAGAACAACCAGCAGGCGCAAGAAAGTACCCGTCCCACCATGTACAGCGTTCACAGTCAAGATATGGGCGGCGGATACTCCTCCGTGACTGTGACGCCACAAAGCAATGGTTCCGCGCCATCCGTGAGTAAGTACGACAGCGGAGCACAGAACACAGCCGCCTTTGCGTCCCGTGACGCATGCCTGCGTGCACGGGGCTGGAGCTTCTCTACTGGCGGTTGACCCTACTCCTCCGCCCCTGCCATCGAGTTGACGGCCTGAGCCCGCATCGTCTTGGGCACCGACTTGAGCACCCGCATATCCTTATCCAGCGTGGCATTCTTGATCCGGCTGCGGATCGTGGTCGGCTTGATGACGATTGGCGTATCTGGATAGCGGTCGTTCCAGGCGTCACGCTGGGCCACTGCCGCGGCCAGTGCCTTGTCATCCTGGTCAATGATTGCCTGGGTCATGCTTCCAGTGATCTGGTTCTGACGCTTGCGCAGCAGCGCGGCGTCCTGCATGAGCGGCATCGTTGACCGGGTTTTCTCAGCGTTGGCGGTTGGGTTGAAGCCGAGCGCCTTGATGGCACCAGCGGAGGCAGGCAAGTCCATCACCTTGCGCCCGCGCGCGTCAGTGTTGTAGCCCTTGCGCATGATCTCCGCCCCGGCAATTGCGTTGCGCACGGCAGTCGGCGCCAGGTTGGCCGCAGCCTTGCCGACATTGCCCTCATCGAGCGCCCCCACGGCATCGGCCGCCTGTGTCACCAGCGAGAAGATCGGCCCAAGCACCTCAGTTGCTTCGCGGCTCTTGATGGTTTCATTGGACGGCTTGAGCACACCGGTGCCAGGAATGAGATTGCCCAGTCCCAGCCGACCGGAGAAGTCAAGCGGCAAGTGAGCGGATACACCGTACAGCGCCAGGTCACCAAAGGTTTTGCCCAGCGTTGCATATGCCCAATCACGCTTGGCGCGCTTCATGTTGGTGTTCAACCCGAACATCTGCCCGACAGTATCAATCAAGTCATCCAGATCATGAGCGAACGGAAGCCCCTCCTCCCCCGAGGCCAGCACCAGAACCGCCAGCATGGTCAGCGCAGCGCGTTTCCCCGCCGGGCCAGCGTGAAACATGCGATTCAGCAACTCGATGTAGGTCAGGCTGTACTGCTTGAATGTAAACAGCAGGCGGCCGGTAGTGGATCGTGCCCAATTGGGGCGGCTGACCTTGTTGTAAATGCCTTGGGTCTGGTTGACCGCACGCACGGCAAAGGCATATGGGTCTTTCTGACCCTGCTCTACAGCCATGTTCCAGGCAGCGATAAACGACAGGCGACGGTTGAATCCCTCGGCCGCCGCGAACATCGAGCCCCACAGGGTAAAGAATGCTTGCGCACGGGCGCGTGCACCCTCCCCGCTGCTTTGCACCTTGTCGGCCAGGCCCGGCACCTTTGCTGCTGCGCTCACCAGCTTGGCAGACAGGCCGCGCGTGCCTGCGCTGTAGAGGTGGAAAATCTCTTGCGCATCGACAATCCCCTCTTGGCCTGCCCGCTTGAGCGCAGCCTTCAAGCCCTCATCAGCCATTTGCTTCTTGCCCAGTGCATAGGGCAAAGCCTTTGCCAAGTGGGGCAGCGGGTTGCCGAACTGGGTCAAATATGGCGCGGTCATCATCACCGGCTGGGTCATATTCACCAGGGCCGAGGCCACATTCCCACCCAGGAACCAGGCGAAAGCCAAGCTGCTGGCCATGGCTCCGCCGTCTTTGTTCTCACCCATGAACTGGCGCAGCGCTACTGCCTCGTCCTTGACATCACCCTTTGCCTGTGGGATGTAGCGGATGGCATTGTTAATGTCGCGGTTGTAGTAACGCTGGCTCGCCAGGCGGGCGTTACTCGTGATAAAGCTCGACAGCATGCGCGGCAGATCGGTAGAGAACCCTGGTGTTCCCTTGCGCTCAAGGCGGCGCTTCAATGCGCTGCGCTCGGACAAGGCGGCCTCATAGTATTTTTGCGTCACGGTATCGAAGCCAACCACATCGGCAAAAAGCGCTATCGTTTCAGGAGTTACACCGCGCAGCAGCTCGTGTGACTTCTTGGAATCATGGCCGTGCTCAACCAGGTAGCCGTTCTTGTATTTGTTGCGCGCCGCGCGCAATGCTGCATTTGCCTCGGCCTGCGTTTCAAACTTCTGGAAAAGTACCGTCTGACGATCTCCGTTTTCGTCATACAAAACCGATCCATCGTCATCCAGGGCAGTGACTGTCACCGTGTAGTCGCCAAAACGCATCAGCGGAACATACCCGGCGTTTGCCAAGTTCTGCGCGTGGCTGAATATCTGCGCGGCCTTGGTGCGCGACTCTTGCATACGAGTGAGCTGGGCTCCGATGCTGGCCGCTATATCAGGATCGCGCTGCGCTACCGCTTCCATCGCTTTGGTAGTGGTCGCAATCTGCTTGTCGAATTCCCCCAGCACATAGGACTGTGCGCCCATTGGGTTGTTCATGATCTCGCGGCGGGCATCTGCCGGCAGATAAGTTGCCGCCAAGGCGTAGACCTCTGCGGAAGCCACTTCCATCAAGCTTGCGTCGATTGCTGCGCGCGCTTGCTGATACGCGGCCACGGCCGCATCATCCGCGCCGAATTTCTCGCGCAATTCCTGTTCCGAGAAAACCTTGCCATCAAGCACATGCTCTCCGGCCAGCGTTCCAGCGAACAGGGCCTTGGATGCCCTGCCAAGGGGTGACAGATCTCCCTGCCCCACAACCAGCTGCTTGAATGCGTGCACAACACCGTCCACCTTTGGCAACACCATTGGGGCCAACTCCGACGGACGAATAGCGGCCATGGAGACTGCCGACTGCTGGGCATTCAATAGACCGAACACCTTGCCAAAGTGTTTATCCTTCAAGGCCTTGGCGTACTGGGTGGACAGCGTTTTGTCGTACCAATTAAAGGTTTTGAAACGTGTTGGCTGGGCAATTGCCTCTATGGCCTTGTCGGCAGCGGACTCTGCAGCATCCTTTGCGGGTTGGTCTTGACGGTTTAATTTCGCCTCGCCTTCCCCCGCAAACTTCACCCCGTTGTCAGCAAAAACATTCCGGAGTACACTACCCATAATTCCCCCGCCTGGTCCGGTCGGTGTGTCCTCATTGGACTTTAGCGCCCCGGTCTTGAAGCCAGCGCGGGGGATTTCCTTTTTGGGAACAATTTCATGGGTGTACAGGCGTGCACCGTTCTCATCCTTGCGGACCATCACGGTTTGCACCATATCTGCATCTCCAAGCTTCACCGGTGCCGCAACGTGGTACACCATGGCGTCGTCGTGCGCCCCGCGCATTGCCTCAGCATGAATGACCATGCCGTGGCGCAGCACATCCGGAACCGAAGCGAACGCAATTGACTTGTTGCGACCGATGCCGTGGGCGATAGTCGTACTCACCGCCTGCTTGTCCAGCGAGATCTGGCCGATTGCCGGGTTGTGCACCAGGGCGTTGCCAGTTGCGGCATACCACTGCGGCACCTTGTCGGTAAGTGGTACGCCATCGCGGGCAAATTCGTTGCCACTCAAGGTGGCGACTGCCGGACCATCAAGGAATTCGCGCGCCTTGACGCGGCGCGTATCAAAATCCAGCTCGATACCTGCATGCTTTTGCAGCCGAACCTGGCTCAGGTTGTACTCGGCCATCACCTCCCCGGCGATCTGCATCACCTTCTTGAAGTCGCTCAGGTACTTCTCGGTGCGTGGGGTGTACCCCACGGCCACAAGAACCCGGCGCACCAGGCGGGCGAGGGCATTCTGAACCTGCACCAGGAGCTGCTTATTGGACTTGCCAACTGCGCGCCAGAAGTCTTTATTCATGAAGCCATCGGAGAACACTTCTCCAATGAACTCTTCCTTGGTTGCGTCTTTGCTCATTTCATCAGGCGCAACCTTGCTGCCCACGAATTCCTCTTTGTAGGCTTTCTCCTCGATGTACGGGCTAATAGCGTCCACCAGCTTCTTGTACAGGCCTGGAGCTTTATCCCGCAATTCGTGGGCAAACTCGTGGCCCAGCACCGCCAGCGCCGGCCGGTCGGTGTTGCGCGTGATGAAGGTAGTGCCCTTGTAGTAGGCGCCGTTGAAGTCAGCGTCCGGTACATCCACGCGCACGAGCTTTGAACCAAGCGCACCAGCAATCGCCGCCAGGTCAGCATCGTCTTGCTCGGTGGCCTGTACATTCAGGCCCAATTGCTTGCCAAGCGCATCTGCGGCTTCCTGGTCTTTGCGGTTTAGCTTGGGCGCAGGCACTTCGTCGGATAGGTGCTCTTGGCGGATAAACCATTTGCCGCCCTTGTTCCATGTATATGGATCGGCCTCTTGAGCTTGCTCTTTAGTCAAGCCTGACCGCCACACCCCGTACAGCGTCTTGCCTCGCTTGGTGACATAGGCCTCGATGGGCTCAGCTCCGCGCCAGGTCTTTGCAACCGCCGCAGCCGTTCCCTTCTTTGTCTCAGCCAGCGCCTTTGCCTGCTGAGCAATAGGTGCCACTTCTTTTGCCCGAGTTGGCAAACCAATGTCTTCCAAGCGGTCGAAGAAGTCACTAATGTTCTCGGTGCCTGACAGGTCGATCCGAAGTGCGGCACCGTATCCGGCGCGCTTGTCGGCGTCGGATTGCTTTTCCAGGACCAGTACGCGGGTCGCTACCGAAGTACCGGCGCGCTCGAACGCCACTTGAGGCAAAGTTACATCGGCCATCAGCATGGCGTCGGGATTGTTGCTCTGCCCTTTTTCATTGACGCCATACAGCCAAGCGTCCAAGCGCTTATCGGCCGCCGGGCCGGTGGGGATCAAAGCAACCAAGCGACCACCATCCCGTAGGTGCCCCCATGCCTTATCAACATGATCCATGGCCGTCTTGCCGCCAACACCGAAAGGCGGGTTCATCACAATGGCGTCGTACTTGTTGGACTTGGCCAGATCTTCAAACGTGCCATCTACAACGCGGTCTTCGGCTGGGTTGATGTTCAATGCCAGTCGTGCGCGTAGCGTGCTCGACGGTTCCACCACCGTGCGCTTGACTGCATCAGGGAACCAACGCGCGATAGCACCGTGGCCTGCACTTGGCTCTATGGCGTCTTCGCCAGGGCGCATATCCGCCCACTGGACCATCTTCAACCCCAGCGGCTCAGGGGTAGCGAAATAGTCTTTCCCCTCTTGAGCTTTGGTCTTGGCAGTCTTCTTCTGCGTACCAAAGTAGTAAGCCTTGGCGCGATCCCATTCCGTCAGCGCGCTATTGATCTGCCGGTCGCGGACCTTGCCGCCCTTGCCCTCGCCTTCGTGCCCTGGCTCGTAGTAGTCGCTTTCCTCGAATGCCTGAATGAACGCGTCCTTGAGTGCACGCGCCTCCTCCCCCAGACTCAAGTTTTCTGCAGCACTGGCGCGGCCAGCGATAGTGCCTGCAAACGTGTGCTTCTCCCAGCTCGTGCCGGTGTTGAAGTACCGAATGATCGCGTCCGATTTCTGCCCAGTGCGATAGATCCGGCCTTCCTGCTGGATAGCCATGGTGGGGGCCGACGGCTGGCCCAGATTCACCAGAGCGCGCTGATACTTACCAGTGGTGTCGTGCCCACTCCAGCCGGCGTTCTTCGCAGACTGGACCAGGAGCACCGCTGGCAGCTCCGCATCGTTGTTGAACTTCTTGTAGCGCTCCAGCATGGCCTTGGCTTTTTCATCACCATTGATAGCCATCACTTGGTCACCAAACGCCTTTTTGTAGGCCTCAATGGGCGAAAGCATGTTTTCCAGGCCGGAGCTCAGCAGATCCTTGAACTCGCCACGGAATTCCGAGACCGCGCCGGCCAGGGCCGCGCGCTGGTCTGCGGTCATGCCTTCATAGTCGCTATGCTCGTTTGCGGTCACGTTGAAGGGGTTGAAGCCGCCGCCCTTCTTGTAATCATGGAACACCACCACCTTCCGGCCCAACTCCAATTGCTTTTTCACGTATGGAATTGAGTGCTCAGACTTGATAGCTTCCAGCAAGTACCGACGTGAGAGGTAGTCGAATGATCCGCGAATGAGCTTTTCGAGGGCGTGATATGCCTTCTGGTCCTTGCCCTCCGCCCTGCTTTGCTCATCGATCCACTGGAAAACAGCATCGATGCGATTGCCCAGGTCGGAATCAATGAGCACAAAGCGGCGGTCGTAGTCCGCATCAACATCCAGAACACGCGAAGACAGTACGCCCTCGCGCTTGAGCCAGCTATTGAAATTGCGCTGCATGAGGCCGCTATCTACACCCGCCTCCGGCGCCGTCAGCTTGTTGTAGCGCATGCGATAGCCGAAGTGCTGCATCATGAACTGTTGGCGGCCATCGCCAGAGTTATAGGCACCGCCCTCCGCCTGCGGATACTCAAACAAGTAGCCGTTAGCCCAATCTACGGTCTTTTCGTAGGCAAATGGAGTAGCAGACAGGAATAGCGCACGCGGACGCTTTTCGCCCTGGTTGCCAAGGACGAATTCCTTTTCCCGCTCATAGAGCGCGCGCAGCTCTTTGTTCAGGTCATCGATCTTTTCCTGCAACCTGGTGACAGTTGCAGGCTTGTCGCCAGCTTCTTCGGCCGCCTTGCGCTCATCACTCAGGCGGCGCACCTCTTCCAGCTTGTCTGCATTCTTTGCGTAGTGGCGGGTCCAAACGCCGTCGGGGTGCAGCGTCAGGGCCCGCACCATCTTGAGCGCGTCCGTCTCCTTGGCGTCTTCGGACTGCATCAGCTTATGAGCCTCGTCAGCAACAATCAGATCCCACGAACGTCTTGCCAACTGATTGTTCTGGCCCACGTTTGCATAGGTGGTTACTACCACCCCGTGCCCTGCGTCCTTTGTGTCAGCCAGCGCAGTGATACTGAGATCCAGCTTCTTACCAGAGTCGATCCAATCGCTCAGCACCTTGTCGTCAGGAACAACCACCAGGATATTGTTCTTACCCTGACGCGCCTTGCGAGCGATTACGCCCAGGCCGGTAAACGTCTTGCCAGTACCCGTGCCATTGGTGAAAAGCATCCCGTAGCCATCGGGATTGTCAAAGCGAGTTTCAGCCTTGACAACATCCTCCTGTTGCCCGGGTAGCAAAGACGGCAGTGTTGCGCGGACATTCTCAATGCCGCGCGCAATCGGAGTCTTTAGTGAATCGCGCTGGCCTGCGCGGGCCTTAGCTGCTTCAAGGCCTGCAGTAGCAGTTGCTCTAACTGTCGTTGTTGGGATGGACTCAGGCGGTACTCGTCCGACGCCAACATCACCGCCTCGTTCACGGAAGTCACTTCCGGTAGCGATGCCCGCAAGTTCAGATACCCCGTCTCCTGTATGAACGCGCTGATCGCCTCGTTCTCCATCAGCAGTGGCGCGGTCAGCCGGAATGCCAGAATCACCTTGTTGTCCTGGCTGTGCTTCTCCGCGAACCCGTCCACCTTCGCCTCGATCAACTTGTCCATCTCGTCCGGCTCGGCGCTCATCACCTCCCGCCAGAACGGATCCAGCGGCTGGCTTCGTGCTATCTGATTCCAGATCGGTGCGGGGACTTGCTGCATTGTCGTGTGCCTCTGTAGGTGTATCTTGAAGTTTAGCCAATTCCCCGCGTACTGTCTCAGAAGAATCCATGCCGTCCACTGGCAAGTTACTATCTTCCATCATGTCGCGGGCGCCGTTGTACCAGCTTCGCAGGTACGGGCGAATCTTGCTGATAGGGGTTTCCAGATCGCGCGCAATAGCCTCAGCAAAGTCCGCGAACTTACGTGCGCCGGCCTCGATGTGAAACACGGCCAGCTCCGTGCCGATAGCCAGCATCTCCGGGTCGATTCCGGAATTCAATTGACCAAGCTTCTTTTTCAGGCGCTCGCGCAGTTCTGCCGCGCGGTCGGCCGTCACCAGCTTGTTTGCGGCGCCGTAGGTTTTTTCGGATTCCGGCGCGGCTGCCGCTTTGCCGCCATTGGCGCTCGGTGAATCCTTCACGGCCTGTAGCGCCTGCTCCACCGGCGCGTCGAGAACAATAGCCTTGACCGGCTTGCCCTCCTCCGCCGCAGCCACGGCTTGATGATGACCGTCAATAATGTGTCCATCGCTGGACACAATCACTGCCCGGTCACCCTTCGCGGTTTTAGCCTTCTCCACCTTCTCTGTCGAATACTCGGCCTGAGTGGGTTTGAGTGCACCTGCGTTCACCATTTGAGTTTCGTGCTCGATGCCCTTGGCGTTAAGGTGCTTGACCAAGGCGCCGTGTGATTGCGCTGGGACTTGCGGCATTTCAGCGCGTGGCACGCCCATGGTGCCAGTTTCTGCAGGGAATGCCTTCATCCCCTCTTGAATCTTCGCGGTACTGGCCACTTCCGCCTCGGTGCGATCCGCCGTCTGCAAAGCATCCTTCACCAGGTCAAGGCGGCGCTGCGTCAGCTTCTTGCCGGGTGTGGCCGCAACCTTTTCCGCTTCTGCCTGCGTGATTCCAGATCCAGATTGCATGAGGATGGATGCGCGCGCATCTTGATCCATGGCATCCCAGCGCGCCCGAGGGGTGGCTTTATCTCCGTCGATTTCGACAGAATTAGGTCGCGTCACTTTCTGTTCTGGCACAGTGGCAGGGCTCACAGGCTGCGCTGGCTCACCGGCAGCCGTGCCATTGATCTCCTCTTCGGAGAATCCAAGGGAGCGCATCGCATCGGCCTGGCTCACATTGCTTTTGCCAGATAGCGGATCGGGAATGTCCAATTCGGCGTTTGCGTCTGTAGCTGCAGGCGCTTCTTGTTCCTGCCGAGTTGCCCAGTCGTAGGCCGCGCGGTCTTCGGCCTCACTGGCGTTGTAAGCGGCTTCCGGAGCTGCCTGCTCTGCTACCTCAGCCGGAGCATCTTGAACGGCCGCATCCACCGGCGCCGCCTGTTGATTCAGTCCATAGAATGCCGCCAAGCGGTCTGCATCACCTCGATACTGCTCCAGCGCGCGCAACTCTGCCTGCTCTGCAGCGGTCAATTGTTGCGCGCCATCCTCAACATAGTTGCCGTCGGAGTCTTGTACCACCTCGCCGTCGCGCTTGGAGCGCAAAGTCTGGTAGCGCGCTGCCGCTAGGCCAAGCACTTCGTCAGCGGCTTGTGCGCCGGTTTGCGCGGCTTCGGGCACAGATTGCTCAACCGGTGCGGCAGGCGTCAAGAGCTCTTCTGCCGCCACGCCCCCGGCCGCTGTTGCCTCCAATACTGGCTCAATACGTCCATCACCGGTGGGGGTTGCCTCCACCGGTGCAGTGTTTTCGGCCTGCTCGCGCTCAGGCTTACCGACTTTTGCCCAAGCATTCATCGCCCGGTCCTTGGCAACCAGGGCTTCCGCCTCCATGATTCGCTCAGAAGGTCCCTTTTCATTCAGGAACGAGGCCACCTTGCCTACGCCACTGGTGCCACCGGCCATAATGCCGCCCTGCATGAGCGTCTGGACAATGGTATCGGCCACCTGGCCCAGGTAGTCATTGAAGGTTGCGCCCTTGTTCAGGCCCATCTGCGTGAACTTGTCCGTAGCGAATTGTCCGGTGGTAGTCAGCACCTCGCCGGGGACTTCCTTGGACAATGCGTGAAACAGAAGGCCTGCGATCTGGTCAGACGGCATGCCCTTGGCAGCGCCGCGCAGCGCATCCAACTGATGGCCCAATCCAAAGCGCTCGCCAATGACTTCAAATGCCGCAAACAGCGCAGCGCGCTTTGTTGCGTCCGCCACGCTCAGGCTCTTTTCGCGCCCTTCTGCATATTCCTGTCCAAAGCTTTGGGCTGCAATGCCGCCGAGCACCAGCGCCTGGCCGCCCTTGAGCGCCGCGCCCCCCATCAGCAGGGGCAACTGCTGTCCAATGGAATTGATGGCGCCCTCAAGGTTGCGCGTCATCATGTCGCCCCGCTCACCGATGGCAGCAGTTTTCTGCCCAATCAGCTTGTTATTGGCACTGGCAAAATCTTTGGCCAGCTCATCCGCACCACCCACCTCTGCAGCAAACTGCGACAGGCCCAGGGCAGTCTGCCCAATGCCGAGAGCGGCTTTTGCCACGCCGCGCGCTACGGCGTTGTTTACACCGTTGCCTGATTGGTTGGGGTTGAACAGCTTGGCAGTTTCAAAGTCAAAATCACTGTTGCCCACTGTAGGGTTGGCCATCAGTTCCTTGCCTGCTGGCAAGCTTTTGCGCGCCGCGTCCTTGCCCATAGTTTCGGCAAACGCCGCCTGCTCCCCGGCCAGCATCAGTCGCTGGCGACGGGCCTCCGCGCGCGTATCCAAAGGCGCGGGCGCCAATGTATCCATGCCCCGGGCGGAATCGGCTGCCCCCATTTGCTCCGCGCGCTGGCGTGCAACCTGGCCTTGCCAAGTGTCTTGTGCCTCCAAAGCTTTGCGCTGCTCGGGAGTTGCTGCATCCCAGGCGCCCTGCACAGCCTGGCGCATCTCTGGGCGCAACGGGATGCCAGAGGCGTCATTCTTCAAGACCGGAGCATTTGCCTTTATGTTCTCGCGGGTGAGAACTGAACCAGCCTGCCCTGCCTGGTCGTTGTTGAACTCGCCCATGCGGTCAATCTTGTTGCGCCCACGGCCAGCTCGGAGATTGACGCCAAAGGCGGCTTGCCCAGCTTGAGGATCTGTGGCCGGGGTATCCGTTGCGCGCGATGCGCCGGCGGCCGCTGGCGCCCCTCCAAGGAATTCAGCCCGAAGTGTGTCAGCATCGCCACCGGCGCGGGGCTTAATGAATGTGTCGAAGTACGCCTCTTTCGCGCTGCGCTGCTGCTCGGCGGACATCTCTGCAAACTCTGGTTTCGAGGCAAGCTCTGCCCATGCGGGCACCTCTTGCGCAGCGGTGGGGGCTGGCTTGAGCTTGGCAAGCGAAGCAGAAGCCATCCCCGCGGCGGCCACCCCTTTACGGATGTAGTCGGGATCCTCGGCGTAGCCGCCCTGCTTGAGCGCAGTGAAGTAACTCCCAGCGTCCTTTGAGCCGATGACATTGCGGTAACGGCCTTTGCCAAGCAATCCGGCAAAGTCATCTGCAAAAGCGTCGCCATTCTCGTAAGCGCGGTACTTGTCCACGCTTCCCGTCATGTTGTCTTTGGCAGACACACCACGCCCGGAGAAGTCCTTGATATTTCCCAGGTTGTTGGTTCCTGGAATAACGGACTTTCCCCAGCCAGTCTCAAGACCCCACTGCCCAATGATCGCATCCACAGGTGCGCCGGTTTTCTCAGAAACGCGCTGAGCCATTGGCAGTACTTGACCAACAAAATCGTCCACGCTCTTGGACGGTTTCACGCTTGCGCTCGAAAGCCCTACGGGAGAGGTGTACTCAGGAATAGTGGGTGCGGCCGCTTGCTGCACCTCATTGGAAAAGTCAGCGAGCGCTTTGGCATCGCTGAGGCTTGCGGCCAGATTGTTGATGTTGAGTTCAGAATTCTGGCCGTTTTGCTGCATGTATCAACCTACTGAGGGAGTCCCATCAATCGCCGGAGATCGGCATTTGTCGGGGCCATGGTAGGTTGGGAGGTGTTACTCGTACCACTCGTAGCAGCGGGTTGCGCCGCCTGTTGCGCACGTCCGCCACCGGCGGATTGGATCTGATCGTACAAGGCGCTGGCAGCAGCCACATCGGCCTCTGTAGGTTTGAACCTCCCAGTCAGATCGGCCTTGGCGCGGTCGGCTAGGTTTCTCTGAATAAAGTCGGTGCGGCTAAGCACCTTCCCCTGCTGGATCTGCTCAATGGCCTTTGGCAGTGGAATGCCAAGAGTCTGAGCAAGATACTCCGCATCGCGTTGCAACGGGCCTGTGGTGGAGCGCATGCTACGTGGCGACTCTGGCGCCGTGAAGACTGGGCGCGGCACGCCATCCGGACCGGTGCGCACGAGGGTGGCGCCAGGAGCAACCGACTTCAAATCAGATTTTTTACCCAGATTTATTTGCTGCTGCAACTGTGTCAATGTGCTGGCTGGCATGGGCGGGATGTCGGCAATGATCTGCCCGGATGAGTCCACCACAGCAAGCGCCTTCTGTCCGTTCACATCGATCATCCTTGCGCCTGCGACATCTTCATGCAACGGCTTCCCGGTGAGTGCGGAGTGCGCATCTGCAACCGACCGGCCAAGCAATGTTGAGTCGCCAGTGTTGAGGGCTTGCACCACGCTTTGGAGCGCTTGGATACCGCCAGCGGACGCGCCTGCCGCAGCCTTGCCAAGGTTCGCGGTATTGTTGAGCGGTGCAACTTGCTCCAGGCCTTGTTGCACTGTCAGTCCTGCGCGGGCTTTTGATGCGTCAATCTGGTCTTGGATTGGCCGGTTTGCCGCATTGGATTGCGCCTGAGCCAGTGTGAGCCCGGCGTTTACATCGTTGGTTTGCTCCACAACTGGATTGCGGGACACTGCGGCACGCACCTGTGAAAGGCCAAGACGGCCCTTTTCGCCATCTAATTCAGCAGAGATGCGGTTGTTTTCCTGCCTCAAGGGGCGCAGCTCTTCCTTGTCACCGAGATCACCCAACTCGGAATCAGTGCGAGCGTTGGAAAGCATCGCCAGTCCTGGGGTTGTATCCACGACGTATTGATTCCGCGCCTTGCGGGCGGCAATATCTGATTGGTACTGCTGGGCGTCACGAAATCCTTGGATCGCAGCAAGGCCAGCGATTGCATTGAAAGCCATGTGTCAACCTCGCTTAGAAGAATGCGCCCACGATGTTCCCCAGCATTCCGCCCATTGCCGAGCCTTCTTTCTGGTTCGCCTGCGCCTGGTTGGCAGCTGAGTTGTAACCGCTGCCGAGAGAGCTGCTTGCGACTCCAGCCAGGTTGTTGCCTAGTCCAAGCGCCTGAGTCTTGCGCGTCCAGGCGGTGTCTTGCACGCCTTTGCGGGCTGCGTTCTGCGTAACTGCCCCGTTCGCCGCTTGGGCCAAGTTCAAGCCCACCATACCAGCCTGATATGCACCGCTGCTTGGATCCATGCCGGGGGTGCGGGTCAACCTTGATTGCGCCTTGGCAAACTCGCTGGCGTTGGTTGCCGCAGCATCACCGGCCGCGCGGGCGTAATTTTCCGCGCTGTCATAGTTCATGGCATCGGCCGCCACCGCCTGGTGCAACGGCACATACGTGGTGTCGTACAGATCGGCAAGGCCGGAGCCGAACTTATTCAGTCGCTCAGAAGCCGCATTCGCCCTGCCCGAACTTCCGTCGTCTGCAAGCATCCCACCGACGATAGATGCGCCTGCACTAGCTACTATTCCCCAAGACATGGCTGTACCTCCTGCGCCAATTGCTGCTTGGCAAAGCTGTCGTACTCCTCGTAGCTCTGCGCAATAAACTCGTTTTCGATCCGCTCCAGATCCGTGTCGTGTGTGCCGTGAATCGTCAGCCATCGGCTGTCAACGTGCGCGTATGCGGCACGCTTTATTCCGGGGAAGGATTCAACCACTTCACCAGGCGCCACACGCCTAATTCCGCTCTCTGTCAAAACCGAAACATCACCACTCAGAAGCACATTCAGGGAATGGTGCTTGTGAATCTTCCCCACCACAGTGACGCCGGCCGGGATAAACATCTCCCGGGCATAGGTGCCGTGGGCAAAGTGATGAGTGACCGGTGTTTCAACCTGGGTGGTTGAGTCCGCCAGCATGGCCTCCTGCAGGCGCATCAGCTTGGTGCGCATTGCAAGATCCGGCTTTCTGGTGGCAATACTGGAAGTCATGAAGTGAATCCTAGCCATCAGGCGCTACTCGTGTGGCGCCACTGGCCAGACCACGGCCGCCGGATCTTTTTGGGTTGTAACGTCGCGCAGAGCCTGCCTGTATGCTTGCCACTCCTTAGCCAGCGGAGCGCCCGCCTCTGCGGCCGCAAATATTCGCCAGTCTGTCGCGGCAATCAGTTGGTCGCGTTTGTAACGAACCTGTGCCCAAGCCTCTTCTGTTGAAATGGGTTCCTCGTCCCAAGTACAGGTCTTGATGTTCCAGCGATGCCGAGGTGATGGGCAAGAAGTTAGCGGCCAGCCAGGGGGGTAACCCAACTCGATCAAAGCCCCGTCGGGGAACACGGCGCCGCCGACTGTTCCAAAGCCAATCAAGTAGGTGCCGTCGTGGGCGTAGTGAACGGCCTGTGTCATCGTTTTGCACCTATTGCGTACAGCATTGCGTTGCCAATAGCGCTGGGTGAATCGCCCTCAAACTGCAGCGTTACCGTGGTGGTGGTGCCAGCACCGGCGTAAAAAGCATAGGCATGCGATACCGTGATGTAGCCAGTGTCCACCTCATAGCCAGCAACTGACCCACCGTTGACAAGCAGCCTGGTCCCAGTCTTTCGGAAGCCGGAGCCGTAAGTAATGATGCCCGTGGCGTGCACATACACCCACCCGGCGTAGTTCATGGTGACATTCAAGCTCACCACATTGATCCACGTTCCAAAGCCAACACCGGCCACACCCGACGGGCTTGAGTTGAATACTGGAACTGTCACAGCATTGCCAGCAATCAGCAGGGTATCAACCTGGGCCAGGCCAATCTTGGCAGTGGTGATGGTTCCGTCCGCTATAACCGCCGACTCGATGTACACGCCAGGCTGGACGATCTGCCCGTTCAGGTTTCTTGGCGTGGTGTAGACCACAAACGGAACCGCTGTTCCATTATTCGGAGAGCCAATAGCAAAACGGTCGGCGCGGACAATGAAGGTAGAAACCGTGGCGCCGTTGTTCGCCTCGCTCATCAGGCCAAAGCCAGATACATGCCCGTTCAGATCCACCTTGATTGTGTACTTCGCCATCATCTGGCCGTCGGCGGTAGCGCGCGCGGAAGTCTCTTGCTGAATGAGCGCGGTATTCTGGCCCACCTTGACTTGCAGATCCGTCAGCAACTGTGCGTAGGCAGAGATGTCTGTCGCCATGGTGGTGTACTTCTGCTGCAAGAGTGCATAGTTCCCATTCAGGACGGCGTACTGCTGGTCGGTACGAATGATGATCGCGGCGTCTGCACTGACCCGCTCTTGCCGCTCCTGGAAGAAGTTGACGCCGTTCTTGCTGACGTCGATCTTGATGAGTTCGATCCGCTCCCCGAGCTCCTTCCATAGCAGAGAGTTGCGAATATCGTCCTGGATCTTGTTGAGCAGGCCGGGTACATCCCCAGGCTTGAGCACCTGTGGCGCAGTCGAACCGCCGCCCTTTTTTAGAGTCTCGGTCGCAGAAGCAATATCGATTCCTGCGATCTTGAGTTCTGCCCGGGTGATGAACTGCTGATTGCCATCTCCGGCCGTGCCGTTGCGCACGTTCATCCCGGTTGCCATGTCCTGCAGCACCTTGCGCACATTCGGATCGGCAACCGCATTCAGAGCCGTCTGGCTGATTGCTGGTACGCCTTGGTGACGAGAGTTGGGCGCGGTCATAGGCCTGCTAGCTCCTTTGCCTTCTCGGCCACTCTCAGCTCACGGAAGCGGCCCTGCCCAGAAACCTCGATCTTCCAGCGGTCAGACATGAACCCCGCGGGGAGGCGGAAGTCGGTAACTTTCTGCGTGATGGTTTCTGTGTGCGTGAGCACATCGTCGGCATAGAACTTGATGTTCCAGTTTCCGCTGGCCACTGCCTGCGCAAAGGCAAAATTCAATGGCCTGGTCAACACCATCTCGCGCGATTTCCACCTGCACTGTTGATCTTCACCAGCGTGGAAGGCATATATTTTGGATCCGACCACGTAATAAAGCTGGTCGGCCATCAGCCCGGTAAACGTGCATTGGGCCAGGAACCCCGGCAATTCTGTCATCGTGCCGCCCGCCTCATCCAGGCGGATGACAAAAGGCGTGGTGGTGTTGTCGTGGGTGTAGGCCAGCAGGCGGCCATCGTTCATCCCAAAGCGCAGATTCTTGAGGTCGCCATTGGTGAACCGAGCGCGCCATACCTCCCGGGTAAAGAACACCTGAGAATCTCCGAGACCGGCCTGCACGCCAATGATCGTCACCAATCCGTCGGGGCTGGCGTAGATAACGCGCCCGGCCACGTTGATGATGCTCCACTTGTTCACCCCGGCCTGCTCAATGTTGAGTTGGCTGACCGTCATGGCATCAGGCGATATGCCCTCCACCAGGTAGGGCTGGGTGCGAGTGGTAATGATCGCCCCGGTGCCAATAGCACACGCACCCACAACCTGACTCTTGAGCGGTTTCACATTCGCCGGACTCCAGGCCCAAGGGCGGTAGGCTTCCGAGAAGTGCACCTCGTTTTCACGCATCGCCATCAAAATGCCGTTGGGCAAAAGCGTCAGGTTGCGCAGGTCTTGCGCGGGCGGATAGTTGTACAGCGCATTCAATTCCTCATTGAGCTCTGCGCCGTTTTTTGTGTCGCGGAAGCTGAGTACCTTAGGCCCAGTCTGCCCCGAAAGGAAAATGCTGTCGGTGTAGTAGTAGCTGGCAATGGATGTGCCGCTGCCAGTCCGATAAAAGCGAATCTCCGAAATCGGTACATACCCATCTACCGCGTCCAGCGTTGCGGCAATATCAACTATGCCCGTCGGCGTGGCGTCCAGCGTCAGAGGATCTGAGGGTGGGCCCTCTTCGTTGTACTGGTTGACGTAGGTGTAAACGTATGCGCGGGATTCAATATCCTTTTCCTCGGCGCCCGCCGTCATCTGGGCGTCAAACATATTGTTCTGGTTCTCCACCTTGACCAGATTGAGCTCAACAAACTGCACGGCAGCATAGAAGCTTGAGTTGCTGGTGTAGATGTCCAGGTATGTTTCGCCCGTCACCTTGTCCTTGGCGATGATGCGCAGCACTTCAAATGCCCCGTCCGGCGTGGCCTGGTCAGCGGGAACCTGAGATTCGTTGTTGGTCGAGTTCTCCAGCTCCGGTTTTGCGCAAGGCGCAAAGTAGCTGCCTGTGTAGGTGAACCAAGTGTCAGAGGGCGACAAGTGGTAGTACGCATTGAGAAATGCTCGGTCAGGCTCGGGCAAGCCGTGGTTGTCCAGGTACTCGAATATTGGCCAGCCGTTGGCAGCATAGGTGACGGGATTGCCTGCAATATTCGTTGGCCGGTTCGTCGTGGCAGAAGTCACCTTCTTCTTTGGCGCTGTGAACCGGGCGTTGGTCAAATTGCCGCTCGCGTCGAAAGTGGGCGTAACCGCAATAGCGCCCTCTTGGTGCTTGACGTTACCGCTCTCGTAATGGAAGCGATATTCAATGTTGTGCTTGTCTTTGTTGATGCGCTTGAGCAGCAGGCCTCCGCCGGCCGGGATGGTTGGCGGAGTGGTTGGGCGTGGCACGCCCACCTTGTAGGAGGTTCCCGGAACTCCACCGGTAGGCCTGGTGCCCATACGATCTGTCACCCTGAACCCGTCCGATCCCGTGTAGTACAGGCGTCGATGCAGGTCGTTTGCAATGGGTGAACGAACCGCATCCACATCACCGGGCCATGAGTAGAACGTCAGCCCGTCCTCGGTCCATATGCTCGATGGCTGATTGCTCATCGAGTTGATGTAGAAACCGGCCTTCATGTTGCGCAGCTCGCCGTAGGCGAAATCGCAATGCTCCGCAAGGGTGGCCGCTGCCTCCGGCAACAAAGACTCTTGCACCCTCGGAAAGATACCAGTGAACTTGTTCAGGATGAACCCGGCCATTGGTTACTCCAAAGGCGCCATGTCCGTAGTGGATGCCTTCCACGCGGCACGGCGCCAGTTAGCGCCCCATTCCTTTGTCATGGCCTCTTCACCGTTCTCGCGCAATTGCTCCATCACCCAGGCGGCATGACGGCGCTTTTCCTCCCGCTCCTTGAAACCGACATCTTTTCTTTTGGCCCACACGGATACAACACCGGTGAGAATCGTAAACAAAGCGCCAATGATGATGCCCATGGTGTCCACCGAAAAACTCGAAAGCCAGGTCGGCGCGACCCCGGCATCCGTTGCAGCTTTGGCTATGCCGCCGGTGAAGGTGAACCCACCGATGGCATAGTTAGCTCCAGCAGAAATACGGCCGATTACAAAAGCGCGGCTCTCATCGAGAAGGGATTTGAATGACATTTTTCTACCCTCTCCCAGGCAGCACGGAATAAGTTAAAGGCGCGCGCAAGTCAAAGCCTGGAATCGGATACCACTGCTGCACACCATCCCGAAACACATTGTCTATTTCGTAGCCAACTCGTACATGCAGCCCGAAGCGCCCCACGATGCGCTTGAATGCCGTGAGCTGCCAAGCATCTCCGCAGCGGAGGACGGTTACGCCGCCGCCGGTGTACTCCTGCACCGGTGTGTCAGCGCTGACAGGCAGCCCCAAGCGGTAAGCCAAGCCCTCCCCAGCATTGCGGCGATACCAAGCCTTGCGGGCCTTCTGGCTGCGGGGGTGGCTGCCTTCGCACCAGTAGCAGGCCTCGACGGCCGCCTTGTACTCGTCCGAGGCCGGGTCACTGTTGAGCCACTGGCCAGGCTCTGGGCGGTGCGTGGCCGGGTTCCACGGCACGTTGTCGCCGTGGGCGGTGATGTTCCCCATTGGGCATATGTCACTGTCCAGCATGTCCGGCTTCACGGCAATCAGCCGCTCATCGCCCCAATCCAGCATCTTGGCGATCTTGCCGGCCTTGAAAAGCCGCACCTTCCACTTGCCCCACATGAGGCCGTCTGAGCGCTTGTCGGCTTCCTTGAATGCTGCGATTGCCAGCGGCTGCAGTTCCGCGGGCATGTTGGTTTTGGCGATCAGCTTGGCGATGTTCATGACGCCCCCGTGGCAGTAGGTGGCAACATGGCCGCGGTAGCAATAACTTGCTGCGCCTGCCGAATGTCTTCCTTGATGAAAAGAGAAGTGAGCGCCGCAACAATGGCCACGCCCTTCATTAACTGACCAAGCGAAGTGCCAGTGTCTGGGTCAATCAGCTCAATGTCCGAGGCCAGTAGTTCTGCATTGACAGATGTGTAAAGAGGTGGGATCGGCACATAGCGATAGTTTCCGTCTGCGCCAAGAATCTGCTCTTCCCGATACCAAACGATCGATGGCTCTCTGCCAAACGGATTTTCCAGACTAGCCCGCGCAACCCGAATACGACTTTCACCAGGGGAAACGGCAGGCATGTATGGTTTTAGTTCTTCACTTGTCATTTCATATTCCTTCACAGATTAACAGTGGTAAAAGAATTACTTGTCCAAGGCACACCAGAAAAAGAACCCATTAAAGTGCCATTATTTGCACCAGTGAGTTCGGCTTGTGTATTTGCTGCACCAACCTTGAAGGAGGTTGTTTGCCCCCCAACTCCAAGACCACAAAGTGCAATTTGCCGAATCGGAGCAGCCGAGGTGAGGCGAATAATAAAAAATGCAGACGCCCCAGAAAATGACAAACCAGTTACCAATTGATTGTCAGTGATAGTTGTACGCCCTACATTTCCGGAGCTACTATTAATAGGTGAGCAATCAACACATGTGTCAGTGTAATCAGCGCCTCCCGCTACAGTCCTAAATTCCACTTCATTAATGGTTGGTGTGTTGTAATTTCCAGAGGTGACTATGTTATAGATTTTCCAGAATTGGAACGATGGAATATTACTCTTCCCATATAAGTCACTGAGCGAAATTATTCCTGATGTAGGCACCCCAGGCGCACAACCGTAATATGCAGATAGGCTATACCCACGCCCGAATTCCGCATGCGCCTGCGCCATTGAAATGGGTCCCGAAGATGGCATCACCATTGCTTATCCTTGCCCTGTTGGCATTGCAACGCTTGCGTTTTCCGCATCTCGCTTGCGTGCACGAAATACGTAATAACTCTGTACTGCAAGCATTAGTTCTTGTCCAGTCATCATCCTAATTTCTTGCCCAGTATCTGGATCTATCATTGGAAATGTTTCAGACAATGCTTCTTCATCAATCACATTCAGTAGCATGCCTGCGTTGGCATATTTATAGGTTCCATCTGCGAGCAATATCTGATCTTCTTCAATCCACACGATGCTTGGGGAGCCACCATATTGATTATTCATTTCAACACGGTTAGCACGCTTGCGTACGGTTCCTGGTTCGGTAATTGGCAGGTAGTTCATGATTGCGTTGACTCCAGTTGTTGAATACGCTCTTCCGCCTTTAGAAGACGGATTGCAAGTTGCACACAGGAAACCATTGCAGCATTGCCATAAGCCACTGACAAAACGCCTTCCTTGTTATTCATGACAACCTCGGGCAGAAGATTGCGCATGCCCTGAGCCGATATACCGGCTTGTCGCTCGCCGCTGTCGATACGGGTAAAAGTCCCATGCAACAAGCTAGCCAGTTGCTCAAGAAAGTCGCTGGATAGCGGCGCCCAGTCCTTCTTGAGGCGCTCATCGGAATACGCGGTGACGTTGCCTGCCGATGTGTAATTCCCAACTGTGTCTATTGAGAAGCGAACTTGGCCTGAACCAGCAGACCAGCCACCACAACGCAGCACGTTGTCTGTGTCAATTCCGAAGTTGATGGCATATGAACCTGCACGATGGAAGGACATGAACGCAGCATCTGTAGGGCTGCCGATCACTTGGAACGTACTACCGTTCACCGCAGTCAATGCCCCTGTGTTCGGTGCCGTGCTAACAAGTCCCGTCAACTGCCCACCAGCCAGTTGCAATCTCGCATCCAGCGATGCCTGCAGGTTGGCAACAGACGAGATCGGCTGTGTGCCGGTATGGGTTGCACGGTCGCGGAGCTGGGCATCGGTAGCGTTGGCAGTCGCTCCGGCTGCCACGGCCGCGAGCTTGTTCTTCTCGGCCGTGGTGTAGTCCTCGGTGGACAAGGCTTTGCCTGCTACCTTGTCCACCTTGGAATCCAGCGCAGTCTGCAGCCCCGTCACGCTGGAGATCGGCTGCGCGCCGGTGTGCGTTGTCCGATCACGCAACTGTGCATCGGTCGCGTTCTTCGTAGCTTGGTCAGCCACCCCGGCGAGTTTGCTCTTGTCGGCGGTGGTGTAGTCTTCCGTGGACAGGCCCTTGCCAGCCACCTTATCCACTTTGCCCGCCAGCCCGTCAGTAACTTGCGCCTGCTGCGCCAGATTGGCAAGGCCACCCGCCGTGATTCGCATGCCGATGTAATCCCCCGGCACGTAGTTCTGTGGCTGCGTTCCCTCTTGTGCTCGCTTTACATAGAGGCGCAATTCATTAACTACTGAGGTGTCAACGGCCAACACCTTCAATATCTCAATGTTGCTTTCGACAGATCCGGACTTCTTGTATCCGGTCATCATGTACCAATCGCCGTCGGTCAGTTGGGACAGGAACACCGCTGCACCGGAACTTATGCGGAGAATTCCATAGTCGAGTTCGTTATCTGGGTCGCTGGTCGTGGGAGCGGCCTTCACCGGCGCGGCGAACTGCGAATAGAAGTTATTGATAAATCGCTGCTTCGCCATTTCAGTCATCCTTCACGGTCATCGTGAATTCGTTTTCCTTCTCGCGGCCATCGTTTGTGACGGCAAGAACGGTGATCTTGTAGCGCCCTGCCGCTGGCTTGATGCACCACACCTTCACCCGCTGGTGCTGCACCGCGAATGAGCGGCCAAAGACCGAATACGGGACATCTGCGCCACTGGTGATGCTCTGCACCTTGACGGTTGCCGAGGTGATCGTGTCGTCAATCGGCAGGAACTCCGAGAAGTCCATGTCATAGTCAAGCGTCTCCGACGGCTGCTGGACGAACTTGCCAACGATTGCCATTAGCCCACCTTCATTTCTCTGTTCTGGAACGGCACGTACATCACGCGGATGTCCGGCGCGTCCTCGTCATACGGGATCTGCTTCACAGTGTCGCCAGACACCGTTACTCGTACCTGCATCGTGAATGGCACCTGAACCCGGAACCGCTCATAGCTGCGCGCAGGCGCTGGGCGAAGCACTGCACTGGCAATGAGAGGCAGTGATCCGCTAGGCCGAAGAGTTTTGAACCTGGCGGCCAAGTCGGCGCGCGGCGCACTGTTCACCTTCCCTTGGCTGATGTTCCGCCTTGGATAGACCGTCACATGGGGAACCAGTAGCACCGACTGCGCAAAGGTCAGCTTTGTGCGCGAACGGTTCAGTCCAAGGACTTTGATCTGCGCCGCCGGCGCAAACACGGTCCGGCCACTGCGAACAAGCGTCTTCCACAGCGATGACAGCTCAGCCCGAGCGACTACCCCCAACGGCGCGCGTGCCCGGACTCGCCCCCCTGGGCGCAGCACTGCGGCCACGTTGAATGTGGTGCTGACACGCTGAATCGAGTCCTCGATAAGCTCGTTTATCAGCGCCGCGTTGATGCTCTCGGTGTTCATCGCCGCGGAGTCGCGTTACAGAAAGTTGACGATCAGGTCGCCGGTCAGCGTGGTGGAATCAATGAAGTACACGTCATTGATGTTGAGCAGCTTTGGCGCTGGCAGGGCCTCGCTGATAATTAGATTCCCACCCGTTGGTGAATCGACAATGCCAATGTGGGTGATAGTCACCGGCGAACCGGTCACAGGCGCAAACTCTGCGCGCTCGGTGTTGAAGGTGCTACCGTTGTTTGGAGCAGCGAACGTAGGCGCCTGGATGCGGGCATACCAAGGGGCAGCCACCTCAGTGCCTGCGGTGAATGAATCCGTCGGGTCAGCGGTGAACAGGGCTAGGAATCGGCCAGGTACACCGGGCATGGCGATGCCCTTGAGCCAGAAGTTGGCGGTTGCGTTGGCGGCGTAGGTAGAAAATCCAGACATGGTTATGCCTCCGGTTTAGCTTGCTGCAGGCCGACATCGGCCACAAATGCTTGGTAGAAACTTGCCGCCTTCGAGTCCGTAGCGGCTTCGGTGTCTTTGCTGTGCGCGCGGAAGCAAACCCAATTGAGGATCGCGCCGCGGTAGATGTCTGGAATGGCAATAGGCTGGCCAGCGTTGATGTCCGGCGGTACTGCGCTGTATGTCATCAGCACGAAGCCGGTGCCCGTGTTGGCGGGCCACACCCAGAACTGCTCCCTGATGTGCGGGTCAGGCATGAAGTGCACTACATCGAGTTGCGGCTTATCGGCCGGCCACTTTGCGCGCGACTGGTCCAGGTAGTCACGCGAAGTAGCGCGGATGCGTTTGCCTGGTGTCGCACCGTTGGTACCTAGGTTGTAGGCCAGATCAAGAACCGTGATCGCTCCAGCCGGCGCACGCTGCAAAACGCCCTCAACCAGCTTCTTCGATTCGGTCTTGGTGTAGGCCTGTGGTACCGCGTTGACGATCTGAACCTGCGCTTCGTTGAGCCAACCCAGCAGCTCGTCTTGCTTCCAGCGAGTTTTCTTCTCGTCCTGCAAGATGATGGAGGCCTGGTCGATGAGGCGCTGTGCGACGATGCTGCCCATTGCCGATCCTTAATGCCTGCTTCGCGTGCGCAGTGGCGCACGGGCACGGTTGGTGATTGCTCCGGCCTTGGCGTTGTGCATCGCGTTGTGAAAATTCACTCGGTGCATAGCGCCCAGCTCTGGCGCTGTCCATGGCTTGCCGGGCATGAGCATCAAGCGCGCAAGGGCACCAGCCACAATGTGCTCACCCCATTGCGTCCAGATCCAGCCGGGGACAGTGGTGGCGGCCCGCGAAGGCTGCAGCACCATATCGATCTCCAGCACGCCAGCCTGACTCGTGTGAGGCACTGGCTGCAGCAGAATCTGTTCGGTGTCGTTCTGGGCCCAAAAGCGCGGCGCTCCGGATGAGTCGCCATACTCCGCCTCATCCAGCCACTTGCCCTTGTTGGCCGGATCCACACGCTTGCCGCGGTAGCGCACTGCCTCCACGCGGGCCACGTCGGCGCCCATGTCAGGCTCCAGCTCCACGGCTCGCTCACCGGCCGTCAGGCTGGCGTCTGACTGGGTGAAGAACCAGACTCCGGAAGTGGCGCAGAACTCGATGGCAGCGTTGCGAATGGCTAGTTCGGTGACTGGCGAGGACGGATCGGCGGCCAGGTGAGGCAGCACATCGTCCACGGCATCGGCAAGCGTGAAGGCGGCCATATCAGTCTGCCGCGTTGATGGATGGGTCTACCACCGCGCCTTCGGCTTCGAGCTCGCGCACCTGGTCAAGCAGATCGGCCGTGGCCTTGCCCTTGAGATCCTTGCCGAACTTGCGCTTGGCGTAGTCGCGCAGCTCACCGGCGGTGAATTTGTCCAGAGACTTGGATTCAGCCGTGGCTTGCAGCTCATCCTTTTCAGGCGCTTTGCTGCCCTTCGCCAGGCGGAACTCCGTGGGATGTTTCAGCAGCACGGTCGCTTGGGCGTCGGTGACTTCCGCAACCGCACCCTTGCCCTTCCATGTCTTACCGCTGTGCGCCACGCGATCCGTGACAAATGGCTTGCGGCCGATGTATTCGATGACTGGCATGTTTTGGGGTTCCTATGAAGAAAGCCCGCACCACGCGAGGCGGTGCAGGCATTCACGGGCTGGGCTTAGATGCCCTCAGGGGCTTGCAGAACGGTCAGGTCCAGGCGGCCAGTGGCGGCCGCGCCGGTAATGGTTGCCGTCACGAAGTAGCGAACCTTCTTGCGCAGCGGTGCGGCTGCGCTTCGCGCCACACCGGCAGCAGCAGTGTCGGTGGCGGGCAGCAGGGCTACGGCGTCTTCTGCAAATGAAGTGCCGTCATATGCCTCGATGCCGATAGATACCTTGCTGCCCGCGCCCAGGGCGCCGAACACCAGCTTGGCGTCGTGAATCTTGGTTCCGGCAGAGAAGTCCAGCAGGCGAACCTTCGTGCCAACAGGGGCGGCATTCAGGATCACAAAGCCGTGCTCGGCCGCTAGGCCGCGGTCACCTACGTACTGCACGGTATCCAGAGAGGGGGCGTTGATAGTAGCCATGATCTAATCTCGATTCTGGGAGGCTATGCCTCCCGTTATTGATTGAAGAATTGAGCCGGGCTCACGTTACGAGGCGAGCAAAGCCCGGCCGTCGGCGGATTCGATGGCAGGTGCGTAGGAGTCGAACACCGCGCAGCCGTGGTCGGTCATCACGCCGTCAATCTCGAAGCGGATCTTGGCGGTGCCTCCCATGTCGGCCGCAACAATCTCGATCACGTTGTCTGCGTCAGCCTTCCCCTCATACCAGTCGTAGAAGTACGCGCTCTCACCACCACTTCGGCCATACGCGCGGCCCAATGCCTGAGCGCCGACAATGATCGAACGGTCAGTGGGCACTGCAGCAGTTTTTTCCACTGGCGTGAACTTGTCATTCGTGCCCTGGTCAACCTGCACCTTGTCGCCCGCATTAAAGCGGATGGCGTAGCGCTTGAGGGTGGCAATCAGCATGCCGCCCCACATGATGGTTTCCATGTTGTCGAACAGCGGATGCTTTGCACCAGGAACCTTGCGGGCCACAGCGTCTGCAACTGCCTTGGTCCATTCGGTGTTGGTGGCGCGCGTCCTGAGGTACAGGAACTGACGCTCGGAGACAAACCACACGTACAGCGGTGAGTTCCAATACTTGTCGTCGTTCTCGTACTTGATACCCTGCAGAGGGATTGTCGATTCGCGGATCTGAGAGGCCACGCGCTCGATGTCCTTGAAGGTCATTGCGTCGGTGGTGGCCAGCTCTTCTACGCTGGTTGCATCACCTGCGTAGAACTGCCGATTCTTGGTCGGAGCCTGGACATCATTGACCATGATGCCGCTGAAGTCCTCATCAGAAGACTGTGGAACCACCCAATCAGCGTGATTCTGAGAACCACGCGCACCAGCCAGTTGAACCAGAGTGCGCTGGTCTTCCAGGCGGCCCATGTAATCGGTAAGGCCCGTCATCACCACATCGCGCAGGTTGTGCACAGTGCGCTTCTGCGACATCTTGCCGCCGTTGTCAGCGCCGGCGCGGGTCTGGTTGATCCAGATGTCCATGCTGGAGCTGGATGTTTTCATCATCTTGCCCTGCACGCGGGTATCACCCATCACTGGCTTGCCGCGCAGAGGGTTGAACAGGTCGATGCTCACGCGGTCGCCAGCAGTCTTTGACAGATCACCAGCCTTGACCACGGGGTAACCTGGAGCGGTCTGATCCTTGGACTTGCTGCCGAACTCTGCGTTCTTGGGCATCGGGCCCGAGAGCATGTTCAGGAAGCCAGGAGCCTGCTGCACCTTGGTGAACAAGCCTGCAGAGAAGACTTTCGCAGCCAGTGGGCTGCCAATTGGAATGGAATTTGCTGCCATAGTGATTTACCTCAATTCATAGCTTGGCGAAATACGCCGCCTGTTCTGCAGGAGACATGCTCTGCAGCTTTTGCGCGATCTGCGCAGCCGACAGGTTCTGTATTTCGTCGATTGCTGTTTCTTTTGGCGCGGCGCCTGCCGGGAACTGCTGCAGCGATACAGGCATTTCGGAGTGCTGCTCCTTTGCCTTAGCCACAGCGGCCGCCTTGAGGTCTGCCGCACTTGCCTTGGTAGTCCCGATTTCAATGGTCTTACCCGTTGAAGACTCCGCCATCTCAACCGCCTTGGCGAATCGCTCCGCCATTGGCTTGTCGGCCCATGCTGGTTGCTTCATCAGCAGCTCATCGAACTGCTGAGTCACGGCAAACATGGCAGGATCGTTGGCCTGGATGTGCACCAGCTTGGGCACAGCATCGATAGCCTCCTGCACGGCTTCACGCGCTTGGTGGGCCTGACGCTCTTGCGCACTTTCGTACGCCTTCTGCATCGGGTCCACCTTGGCCGTGATCTGGTCTTCAAGGTTCTTGCCAATGCCTTGCAGCTTGGCAACTGCCTTGTAGACAGTCGGGAAGTCTTCCTTCAGTTCCTGCAACTCCGCGTCGGTCAGTTCACCCGCTTTGTCCATCAGCTCGGTTGCGCGCTCGGTGTCAGCATCACCGGTATTACTGTTTTGCTTCGCGCGCAACTGCTCAAGCTCGGTCTGTGCTTGCTGGTATTTGGCATTGAGTTCATCGCGCTCGCGTTGCGCCGCTTGACGTTGCTCTCGCTCACCAGCCAGGACAGTAAAAGGAAGAACGTGCTTGCCGTTTTTGGACTGAATGCCATCAGCGGTTTGCGGTTCGTCCTCGCCGTCGCCTGGGGACTTCTCAGGTTCGTTCACCTTTTCGGTGGTTGCAGTCGAATCCGCTGCAGGCTGGTTCTCTGGTTCAACCTTCTCCGCGTCGTCCGGTTCTCCGGCTGACAGCTTTTCGTACAGGGCAAGCGCCTCCGTAGGGCTCAGGTTCTCAGGGATTTGGTCTGCTTCTGGATTTGCCATTTCTTTCGGTTCTCCGTTTAACGCACTGGTGCGAATAGGCCTGCATTGAGGACTTAACCCTGTCCGGGGGATCAACTGGGCCAGTGAGTCGAAATTTATTGATTATTTCTTACTCGTATCGGAGAAAATTGAGCAAAACAAAACCGGCGCTCGGCCGGTCGAAAAGATCATCATGAGTAGCTAATTTCAGAATATGAATACATTGATACTCATCTGGAGCATCCAGGGGAAGTCGAATCCCGCTCTGCGCAGCTTGGAAGGCTGGCGACACAACCCGTGTGCTTGGATGCCTGTCTGACAGGGGCCACGCCCTACTACAGGGAATGGCCCTCGATGCCGGTTCGCCACATAGGCGGCAGGCTGGTTGCTGGTGGGCCCGGAAGGAATCGAACCCTCATCCCCCGGTTCGTAGCCGGGAGTCCTGTCCATTGAACGACAGGCCCAGAATCTGGCGGAAGCACAAGGAATCGAACCCTCACCCGCTCTTCACGGATGGCGACGGTTTTCAAGACCGTTTCCCGACCTTCGGGGCATGCTTCCAATAGATGGCGGCCAGGAACTCCCGACCCTACATTGCTGCTTGACCATCTTGTAAGCGGGCAGGGCTTGATACCTGCTTCCGCGTTTACGGATCGGATGAATTTCCCGGTTGCCCGGGCTCTTTACGTCAATCTGCCGTGCGTGTCCTTCCACGCCGCCGCTTAGAAGATGCCCATCACGGCTGCCAGCTAGTTGGATGAAGCCCTGAGGTCTGCGATCCTCTTTGGCCAACTGGCATGCGTGATACCCATCGCTGAGAATTTGTGCCAGCTAACCAGGCTGGCCGGACCAGTTACGTGTCTGATTCCCTATGACCCAAGGGACGTATAAAGGACTGTTCTGTTTCCAGGCTATCAGTTGCCCATGCCATTAAGCGAAAGCAGCGTCCAATGCGACAGACTTCTTGGAAGAAGCCATGGCCTTGGCGATTGCGTTCTTGGCAGTCGTAATTGCGTTTGCATTTACTGTGGTTGCTTGGTTTCGCCTTGCGGCCGGGCTCCGCTTGCCCGAGTCGTAAATCTCCGCTTCCTCGCGCTGTCTAAACCAGGTCAGCCCCATCAAGTCATGCATCTGCTCATTCTCAGGACACTCTTGCGAGTGCGTCTTCATGAAACGAGAACCTCCAAATGCATGGCTTGGTGGAGCTGGGCGGAATCGAACCGCCGTCCAACACGCATCTACTTCAACCTCTTGGCAGCATCACTGCTTGCCTCACGACCATTAACGCTAACTGCAGGTGACGAACTTACCCACTCGCCGCGTGTCTGGTTGCAATGGCTGGACTTGAACCAGCGACCTTCGGGGTATGAACCCGCCGAGCTACCAACTGCTCCACATTGCAGAATCAAGATGCTCAACCAATGGCTCACATACGGCAGTGTTTCCACAACTCAAGGAGGGCTCCATGTTGCGGCGCCCACCCGCAACACCATCAATCAAGCAAGGCTCAATATTAAATTGAGTTAGGATCACTTTGCAATACGCGCGGAGCGATAATTGTTTCAGGTTGTGGCGTGGATTGCACAGGCGGAATGTTGACGCCAAAGCCAGAGGCGACAGTCTTGAGCGCCTGTAGTGTGGCCGCTAGCTCCACCGCCAACCCACGCGCTTCCATCAGCGTCTTCTCAGCGTCGGCATCCTTGGCCTTGATCTCTGCTGCGGTCTTGGCGTTGGCAAGCGCGGCCGCCTCCTGCTGGATCGCCATCTGCGCTTGCTGGGCCTGCTGGTTGGCCTCCTGCTCCGCCTGCATCTGTTCTGGCGTCTTAACTCCGGCCACCGACCGGATGCGGTCGGCAATCTCGAATTTCCGTGGGCTATCAGTCTGCTCAAACACGATGTCGGCCACAGCGGCCTGCATCTGCGGTGGCAGAGACTTGACCATCTCCGTCATCTGCTGCATCTGCTGCATCTTGAAGCTTGGTGTTGCAGGTACATCGTCCAGCACCAGGACTGGTCGCACGCGGGTGGTGTCGTTCTCTACCGTGGTCTGCCCAGTTGCTGGATCCGTCACGCGGCGGTTGAACACAATGACCCTGGCCTTGGCACCCTGCCCGATCTTGACACGGGTTTCCTTGCCGAGCATGTCCTGCAGGCGCATCTCGAAAAGCATCTGGCCAGCGATGCGGCGCGCGATGCGGTAGTTGTCATTCAGGTCGGCCAAACCATTAACGCCCTGCTCCACCAGTGAGTTGATCGCAAAGCCGCTGGTTGCGCTGGAGTTCTGGCCCATCAGCGCCTTGTGCACGCCCGAGGCCTCAGGGATGCTCTGCTTGGCCTCTTGCAGCGCCTGGAATTGCTGCGCAGAGATGTCGGCCCCACTGTCCACCTCAAAGCGAGAGTTAGGGCCGCGCTTCTCATTCAGCAGGATATAGGCATCTTGTCGAGATACCTCAGCAGCGGCAGCCTCATGATCTACCACGGCGTCAGCATCGGCAATCACCCGCTTGCTGTTCATGGCCCACAGCATCTTGCTCTTGCGCGCATTGACTTCGCGCTGCGGCGAAAGCATCACGCGGATGATGCCGTACGGCGCGCCGGTCAGGTCCTCGCGCTTGCCAAAGAACGGGACATAGGGAAAGAGCCGGTGCTGGTACGGGCTTTCCACGTCATAGAGCATGTGAGGGCCGACATACCAGGCAAGCCGCACCTTCTGGAAAACGGCCGGCTTCACCTGGGCGCCGTCTTCAACAATCAGGCGCTGGTGCTCCGGGTTGTCAAAGTCACACTCCACCACGGCGCCGGTTGGCAGCCTTAGTGTGTAGCCTTGCACCGCCTTGCGGTACCACACCTCGGAGATGAGCACGCTGTTGTCCACCCGGTTGACATACATGTGCTCGCTCAACCGGCTGTCGCGGCTGATGTCGAAATGCTGCATAAGGCCCGTGTTGCCATTGTCAAGGATCGGGTCGTACCCCTGCCAATTGGTACCGCACTGGCGCAGCAGCTCGGCAAACATGGGGAACATGCCAATGGCGTCATCCAGCAACTGCCAGCGACGGCGGATCAGGTAGCGCGCGTCAGATAGGTCGGGCTCCTTGCTCCGCCAGTCCCAGTAGATCTCATTGCGGTGCACATACCGGGCGGTGTAGGCGTTCTGCGCCAGGCCGTCGCGCTCGCGCCCGATGTACACCCAGCCGAGCCCCGCCTTGACCTGGGCGGCGTACGCCTCCGAGGTGGCGCGATCTAGCCCGGATTCCGTCTCATCCCGCTTGACCAGCAGCGACAGGCCCTCGGCCATATCGTCGGTGCACACATCGTCGTCCTCGGCGCGCACGCGGAAGTCGGAGCGGCTTTTCACCTCCATGCCGAGCACAGTGTCCACCGTGGGCTGGATCAGGTTCGTGATGACCTCGGGCTGCCCTCGGTCCTCAAGCGTCTCCTTATCGTCCTGGGATAGCTGGTTGTTGTCGTAGAAGTCGCAGCAGATATTCGCCTCGGTGCGCCATCCGCTGGGCTGCTGGGGCAGCTCCATCATCCAGCCTTCAATGATCTTTCTGTCGAGCGGCTTGTCTGCAAGCTCAGGCGCGACTTCGGTTGCGTCGTCGGTCGGGGTTGTCCCGAAGTCAGCGGTAATAGTATTCATGCGCGATGCCTGGTCAAAATAGTCGCAGTTGCGCAGATTTTGTGGATGCAGGCTAACTCGTACCACTCACACCCAGCTCGAACCACGGCGGCGGCGCACTAGCTGGCCCGCCTTTGGCTTAGGTGGGGTGGCGGCGTAGCGCAGCATCATGAAGGCGTAGCGCGTGGCCGCCATCAAGTCATCTTGCAGCTTGACCACCTTCCCGTCCTTGCGGTGGTACAGACGGAACTCGTCAAACCAGTCGGTCAGATTGCTAAACACCTTGATCCGTAGCGGCTTGTCCTCGCCCGTGTTAACTCGCTGCTGCTCGTAGCGCGCTGGGTCATTGGCATAGAAGCCATCCAGCATGGCGATCAACCCGGCCTCGACCGATGTTCTGCTTACGCGCCCTTGTCCATCCGGTGAATGCCCCTCGGGGAATTTTGCATTTTCGTGCAACATGGCGACACCCTGGGCGCGGTATTGCTCGGCCAGCTGCTCGCCAGAACCCTTCTCGTGCTGTAGGCCGTCATGTGGCCATGCCATCGGGATCCAATCGCCCTTGCTCTTGATGGTGGGCGCCTGCTCTGCAGGAGTGGACTCACGCACCCGCATGGCGTCGTACACGTAGATGGTGTTCTCGTCTCGGTCCCAGGCGAGCCAAGCGGCTGCGCTAGGGTGATCCCAGCCAAAGTCCATGCCAGCGATACGCGGCCACAGGTCCGGCAACGGGAATGGGTCAACCGATATGAGTGAGTCTGCAACAGGGAAGATTCGCCCACTGCCAAGCGTTGGGATGCCCTTGGCGCGGGCCTCGCGCTCATGCTCGGGGTAGCTGGCAATGATCTCGGCCTTCTTCTCTGCTGTGTAGTGGCCCACATCGTCAATGGTCATGTTCACGTCCTTGCGCGCGGCCGTCGGGGCCTGCAAGAACAGGCGCACCACCTCCGACATACCCTTGAGGGGCGTGAACGTGATCCAGACAATCCCGCCGGTGGCATTGGTACGTGTCAGCGTCTCGGTGTAAATATCAAGCGGCGGCTCCTCATCCAAGGCCGCAAAGTCCAGGGTTTCGCCCTGCAGCTTGGAGCGCCCTTTTTCATAGCTTTTGAAGTACAGGCGCGACAGCCCGCCAGACTTGTGACGCACCGCCACACTGTCCACTGCGTCCGCAATGCCCTGGGCGCGCTTGGGCGTGCCAACGATTCGATCACCAGGGATAGTGCCAGTGCCCCACTCGCCGGGGCGCCCGAGCACCAAGCGCTGCAGCGTATCGCGGGTGGACTCCATGGATTCGCCCAAGGCCCAACCAACCACCGCACGATCCCAACGGCGCCCTCCCCACCATTCCGGGTAATCGCCCGTCAGGTGCATGGCTATCTCATAGGCACTGCTCCAGGTCTTACCCAACTGGTTTCCGGCACGAAACAACCGCTCACGATAGTGCGCACCCTCGTTATGGAAGTCGATCTGCCTGGGATACGGGGCATAGTCGTACAGTTTTCGGCGGGCCTTGCGCCTGGCCTTCTCCTGCAACAACTCCAGGAGCTGGACCTTTTCTTCGCGCGTGAGCTTGGACAGATTAGGCTTTGCCTGTGTAACCATTGATTTGCCTGTCGAGCTCATCATCTTCCAGCTCCGTCACATGCTTGACCTCGATGCGCTCCTTGAACATGCCAATGTGCTTGCCGATGTCCACCAGGGAAGCGCGCTTGTCCGCCAGTTTGAACTTGACGCGCTTCACCTCGCGCGCATCCTCGCCACGGCCGTCAACATAGTCCTCGACCGTCACCTCAGACAGCGCGGCCGCCTGGTCACGGGTCAGGGCGGAGAAATCCAGCACCGGGTCGCCGTCGGGACCGACGCGCATGTAGTCGTGCATGTTGGCGAACCCGATCTTTGCCAGCTCCTTGAGCACCATGTCCTGGGTGATCTCTACCCGCTCCGCCCGCTTTTCCTTCGCTGCCTGCACGGCAGCAGCTACGCTAGCATTCGCTAACAATCTGGCCGCCTGCTCGTTCGCCGTCCTGGGCGAGTAGCCAGCGCGAGTTGCAGCCTGCGTTCCATTGAGGTCCACAAGGTACTCGTCTACAAACCGCTGCTGCCTGGGCGTCAACGCCATCAATCCACCCTCAACTTTCCTCGTTCAATAAGCCACTGGGCGGCAATCAACCGCTGCCTTGCCCAAGCCTCCGATATTCCGTACTCTGCCGCCAATTCGGCACTCGTACGCGTGCGCGATGCCAAGTGCAGCTCGCGCAACCGTGTTGTTGTCCAGGCTACTCGCGCTTTCCGGACACCAGTTTCTGCCTGGCTCGCACCGCTTGGGCCAGCGCCCTCTTCTGTCCTGCACATGCTTTTGCGCTCTCCGTTACCTCAATCAGCCGGTCCGTTACGTCATACACATCGCCAGTGGTCAGGGGATTGGCCAATTGCGCAGGGCAATCGGTCATCAGCGCCTCATCGACTGGCGGCGCCGAGACTAGCGTTGATCGCTGTCCGCAGCCCGTCAGAGATAACAGGATCAGCAGGACAAGCAAGAACACCAGGGGTGCCCAAGCTGGCTTGGCTTGACGCAAGAAGTTTCGTTGTTGCATGGTTTGCTTTCTCCATAGATAGCATCGACTTGAGGCCGCTCGCCTCTGCCTTGGCGGCTGACGCCTCGGCTTTTGCCTGAGACAAGGCCGCGTTGTCCAGGACGGGGACAACCTTCTCGACCGTCTCCGTCACGGTCTTGGTGATGACTTTGGCCTCTTTGTGGTCGGAAGCTGCCCACTTGTATCCAAAGCCCAGTCCGGTCACAAGAAGCATGGCGCTCCACAACACCAAAATGGCAATTCGTTCGATCAGTGACATACCATCTGCCCCCAGGATTGGTAAATGAGTTGGTGTTTCAGCAAGATCTTGGGCGAGTAAGTCTCGTTTTCATGCTGATTGGATGGATGGATGCCCGGGTTGATGAACCCGGTTGCCGTCCATGACAGAGGATCAGGGGAGCGCGCTTTGCGGCGATTCGTCCACCCCAGCCCGCCGTTGTAGCTGGCCAGGGCGAAATTCCACCTGTCACATACCGTGTGCCCCTTCACCCGGTCGTACAGCCACCGGTCATACCAGACACCGGCGCGAATCGACCATGTGGGATTCAAAGGCTCAACTGCACCCCAAGCAGCCGCCTCATTGGCCCACTTAGCCGTTGCTGGCATGAATTGCATGAGCCCAAGGGCGCCGGTCCGCGATACGGCCTGCGGGCGCCAAAGACTCTCCTGGTGGATCTGGCCGGCGATGGCCGGCACGGGGGCCGGGATGCCAAATCGAAACTGGGCCTCCCGCGTGAGCTGGGCGCGGTACTGGTGCGCAGCAGCCGGGATTGCTTGAGCCCACACACCGACTGATGCACAGGCCAGAGCTAGTGCGAACGTGCCGAGCCTGGTTGCGGTCTTCACTCAGCCAGCTCCTGCTTGGACCCCTCAGCATTCTTCTGCTGCTTCAAGGCGGCAGTAGCATGTTGCTGATACAGGCGCCGAAAAGCATCCTGGGTGGCAGAAACTGCGTGGATCTTTCGCAGCTCTGCATCTGGCCAACTGAGGTCATCCTGCCCAAAGTTCTCGATTGGATCACTGCGTCCAGTGAGCACCGAGCCATCTTTCAATTCGAGCATTGCCTTGGCGCTGGCGCCAATGAAGCTCATGGAATGGAAGACCGCGATTTCATCCTTGACACAGCCAGGTGCAGCAAACAGATCGCGCTCGGCAGGATTTTCGCGGCGCTTGCCGCTCTCCGCGGCTGGGGGTGGCGTCTCAGACCAGAAGGCATCAAACAAGATGTTGTAGGCCTCGCTGTAGAGATTCTTGTCAAGGAGCTCCATGGCCTGCTTCATGGATGCGTAGAGTTGTTCGGCTGTCATGTTGAAGTCCTCAATATTCATCCAGCAACCGGCTGGCTCGGTACGAAAGAGTTGCTCCCTGGCTGGAGCGCACAGATCACTATCTGGCACCGTTCTCGACTACCGTGTGAACCCTGTCGCGTGGGTCAGGAGCGGTGCATGGATGTCTGGTAGGACAAACATCGATGCTCAACGCACGGCTACGTCCGCTCTCGTGAGACTGAATACTTGACAAAGGGCTCTTCGTCTTCCTTCCAGAATCTGGAGGCCTTATTCCAATATTGGTTTGCAAAGGAATGTGAGACTTCGATACCCCGGCACGCGCCGGTGCAGAAGCAGGCGTTACCGTTGGGACACGCCTTGATGTTGGGAACAAAACCAACTGGTAGTAGGTTGGGCATGGCTAGAGGCCGAGGCAGCCGCCCAGAACCACCGCAGCGATAACAACGGCGGTTGGCAAGGCCGAAGAATCTTTCATCCCGTGAGAGTCCCGTCCCACGGCATTGGTCGCAATCCAGTAGCCCACCCAGGCGAACATCGTTACATGGCCCGCCTTGTATAGGACTGTCTGGGCGGCCGGGAGCTCGTTGCCCACCAACCACGCCAACGTGTACAAGGCCAAACCCAGGCACAACCATTGCGCCATCTTCAATTTCTCTTTGATCTGCATCTTCGATACCACCAGAGTTAACGTGCTTGCTGCCAAGATCGCGGCTGCGATCCACCGTTTGTCTTTGTCCATCGGATTGCTCCAATTCTTTGATTGCCCGCTTGAGATACACCGCCTGGTCAAGCGTTTCCTCATAGGCGTGTTGCAGCCATTGCTTGAGGTCTAGCGGGTTGTCGGCCACCGACTTGCCGTACTTCTTCATTCCCATCGCCTGCCTGGCGGAGATGTCAGCGCAAACCTGCGCTTCTATTCCGTGCGGCATAAACACAGCAACCGGATCCCCTTTGTCACCCTCTGCACATTGCATAAAACATCCTTTGCAGCTCATGGCCTGGAAGCGCTGTTGAATGCCGGATGAACCACCCGGCTTGTCTGTTGCGCCCAGCTCGAACAATGAGCCGCTTCTTGGTAAGCACATAAAGCGCGTCCTCGACCTGCTTGCGCCCTAACCCCGTCGCGGCGGCGATGTCTTTGCCCACCACCGCCGTGCCGGATCCTGCGCGAATCACTTCGAGAATTCGCTCCTGGTTTGTCATTCATCTAAACCCGGGGCCTCATACGGATTGAGCCCAAAGTATTCGCAGAGGACTTCACGCGCCTGCTCGGCAGATCGGCACAGCGCGTGCGCCCAGCCCTGCTCGATGAAATGCTCTCGCCACTCAACCTGTTCGGGTGACTCGCGCCCCGTGGCCGTTTTCATCTCAATGACAAGTCCGGCAACTGCACCAACTCGGACTGATAGATGCAGATCCGGAAAACCTGGTTTTGTACCCAGGGCCTTCATTTGGGCCCCAGTAAAAGCATCGCGCTTGCCTCCATTGGGCGAGTGATGCAGCCATCGCAGCCCCGGCATCAATTGCCGGACTGCCTGCTTATGCGACCACTTCACGAGGCGGGCTTGCTCAGCCTCCTCGCTGCGATTGATCGAACGTGAACGGGTAGCGGTCATGGCGTGATTTTAGATCAACTTGATCAAAACTCACCACATGAAGCAAAGTGTTGCAAGTAGTCATCGGACCGATTCCACGAGTTCTACGGCGGTTCTTTTGCCGAAAAATCGCTTAGTCAATTGTTTTTTAAAGATAAATTCGCCAGATTACCCAATTCCACGAATTCCACGCTCTTTTTTTCTCCCATCATCTTTTTTGCCTAAAAAATAGGCAAATTGAAATAAGGGTGTATGTCGTAGAAAACGTGGAATTAGGTATGTATATATATATTTATTTATATATTTCAATTACTTAACATCCTATAGCGATTCCACAGCAGTTCCCCGGCGCCCGTAGAACTGGTGGAACTTCGGCGTCAAAAAAGTTAGCGCGCGCAAACATTTACCAAAGGGAAAACCCCTATGCAAAAATTGATCTTTAATCACACGATGGTGAACATTTCTGTATGATTGAGCCTGAATCAACTACAACATTGATTCTTGATTAACGCTCACATTGATGAACGATCAACTCCAACAGAGGTAACACATGCAATACGTGAACATTCACGGGCAGCCGGTTTCAACGGCCTCGCCCGTCGGATACGGGAAGCCGAAGGCGGATGCGCCCAAAAGCTTTCACAAGGGCTGGAAGGTTCTGGGCGTAGCTCCTGGCCGCCTGAAAGAGGCCATTCAGCAGCACGCCGACCACCAGAAGCGCATCCCGGAGCGGGACCGCAAGCCGTTCAATCAATCCGAATGGCTGCGCGTGGCGACCTTGAAGCCGGTGCAGTCCAAGCCCTTGGCTACGCCAGAGGGCGCTGCGCAACTGGCTGAAATGGCCCGCGCTGCCGGATGGTTGAACGTCATCCAGCAAGAAGTAAAGAAAGGCGGCAAGTAATGCTGCGCGCCCTCCTCCAATTCTCATCATGCCTGGCGCTCGCTGCGCTGTGTGTCGTTGCCTACGTGCGCGTCATGCATATGGCCCATGCGGGCGCCAGTGACTTCCTGGTTATCTCGCTCACTCTCGTGATCTCCACCCTCTTTGTCGCCTGCGGTACGGGCGCTGTCTACGCTTGGGAGCCCAAAAATGTCCACGGTTGAACTCCAGTCTTCATCATCCACTTCCGAAGAGCCAAAGCTCAAGAAACTCACTCCAGAGCAACGGGACCAGATGCAAGGAGTGCAAGAGGCTTTCCGAGGGGTGCTCTTCCCACCCACGGATGCCGCCGCCATCACACTTACTTTGCAAGCCCGTGGTGAGCGTTTCACGATGCAGGTTCAAGAGGCAGCCGAACTGGCGGGCTTCTTCTCCCTCAACGATCACTTCGCCATGGGGGCTAAAAACCACGATACAGACAAGACCCTGGCCTATATCAGCAACAGCATGGGTCATCGCATGTTTGGCCCGCCGTCTTCGGCGCAGATCCATATCGAGCCTGAAAAGCATTTGATGGAGTACCGCACGGCCGGCACGACTCTAGTTGATTGCATACAAAAACTGGCTGACACGCTGGATGCGACTGTTCTTGATTCAACCGGGAAGCCGTTGAACTCAGACGCATTGCAGGAAGTGGGTCAGCAAGTAAACGCAGGCATCCGTAAAAAGATGGACGAAGATCTCGCATCACGCAAGGTTGTGATGCCATGTGGCGAAGTCCGTATCTACAGCGAGCTCACATTTTTATATGACGTTATTGGTTCCGATGGTCACGTAGCTCGGACTGTCTACTTCCATGCAGACCCTCAGCTTGTGCACGAAGGACGAGCAACCGGCTTGGCGATGGCGGCAGAGTTGATGGCCTTCCACAAAGCCCACAAGCGCGGTTTTCCTTGCTTCCGTTACGTTCTTGAAGAGGCGTACGAAGCCAAGAAGAAAAGCCCTCATCTGAGCTACAACAAACCTTGTGTTGAAAACGTGGTGGACGGCTTTTTTGAAGGTATTGAGACGCTTATTGCTGTAGGCAGCAAATTCACCAACCCTGATTGGTTCAAGGGAAGAATCTCAAAAGCCAACGCGCATCACGCCAGGGGGCTGGCAAAGAAGGCTGAATTTGTAGAGCGCATGCGCCTCGGGCGCGCTGCCGCAAAAGCCAAGCGATCACAGCCAGCTAAGGGGAGGAAGGCCAAATGAATGCCCTCGCCCTTCAATCTGCGCCCGTCAACGCCCGCCAGCACCAGTCCCATGGCGCCCGCCTCGTCCAGGCCGGCGGCGATCTACGCTACCCGGAAATTGTCTCTGGCGATGTCTTGCACATCGATTTCGACGTCAAGACCATCAGGCACGACGGCCTGTATCTGATCGTCATCCACGGCAGGGATGGAAGCCGCTGGCGCTGGCGCTGCGCACGGCGCTTCATGCGAATGCCCGGGTTCACCACCGGTGGCGTTGTCTTGCATGGCCAGGATGTTGCGGCCGAGGGCTGGGCCCCTGTGCCGGACGAAATGATGAGTCGCATTGAAGTCTTTGGCGAGATCCGCGAAGTCTTCAAGCCCGTGAGCAAGTTGGGGAGGTAGCGCCATGTCTACATCGATACCCAAAGGCGTTCATGTCTGCGACCTCATGCGAATCACAGTGGGCATTCTCTACAACTACCTGCTAGATGCGGGTGATGAGGTGCCGCCAGATCGCAAGCTGTCCATTTCCAAGCTGGCAATCATGCTGCGCGATGAGATAGACGCCGCCAAGCTGGAATCACCCTCCGTCACCGCCCGGCAAGACCTCCAATTCCAGGCGCTGAAAGCCAAGCTGCTCAAGAAGCCGCGCAAAAACTCCCGTCTCTACAAGGAAATTAATCATGGCTAGGCCCACCCCTACCACCAACGTCATCGAACTCGCGCTGCAACATGGTGCATCCAGCTATCGCAATCGCTCGGATACTGCCCACCCATCGTATGGCTTCACCGAGCAAGGCCTGTTGCAGTTTGCGGAGGCGCTATTGAATGCAAACTCGCAGGGCTCCCAGGAAGAAGCGGGCAATGTCGCTTCACTCAAACCTGTCGGCCTGTTTGTATATTCCGAGCGGCGCCCTGAGCGCCCAGGCTTTCACTTCGGCCACACCGATAAGCAATTCCTGGAGAGCGTTCTTAGTGGGTTTATAAAGTCAGAGGGCAAATACACGAGCGAATTTGCCTACACCGAGTCCGAAGTGAAGCGCGCGCTTGCAAATGCAGCTCGAGTAGCCATTACCTGTGAGTCCGAGCAAAAACGCTTGGCAATTCTCTGGGGATTCATGCCAGCACCTGCAGTCGTGGCAGCGCCTACTTCTCATTTCGATGATCCCCGCGTTCAAGCCGTCTACAACATCCTTTGTAGCGGAGAGGTTCCACCAAATGGCGAGCACTGGGAGGGGTTCATCGCACGCCGAATTGTTGACGCCCTCTCCGCACCCACAGCACCCCAGGCCCAGCCCGCTGATGCGCTGGATGCACAGCGGTATCGCTATCTCCGTGAAGGCTGGACTTACGACTACCGCTTCAAAGTAGGTGACGGATTAGATGAGGCCATCGACGCCGCCATGGCTGCAGCCCAGGAAGGCGGTGCAGCATGACGCTACTTGAAATTTTGGCTCGTGCCTGGACCGAGTGGAAGGGCGGAATGCGGGTCTACCAAGACGCAGATGGCGACCTAGTAGCCAGCAACGGCTATGGCTTTCGTCATGTGTGCGGGCACGCAGAGATCGCAAGCGACCGAGCCACAGCAATCGTCACGGCTGAGAAATGGGCCGCCCAGCGGGCCACAAGCGGCGCCCAGGCGACGAAACAAAAAGGACTCACCCTTATTGAGACCTTGCTGGTGGTCGCATTCACCGTTGTCGCGATCCTGGTCGGCAGCTGCGTGATGGACCCCGAGCGTGTGGCTCAACGCGCCGCCGAGGAAGCCGCAGAGAAAAAGGCGGTGGAGGTCAGGCGCCAAGCCGAGCTCAAGCCGCGAAAAATCAGCGAGGCCGATGGCTGCGAGGTCTGGGCGTTCAACCCCGGCCAGCGCTGGCAGTACTTCACGCGCTGTGGCAGCAAGACCGAAACCAAGACCACCTGGGAGGAATGCCGCACTGTCCCCTCTGGCAAGACATCCCGCACGGAATGCACACCCCACAGCGCGACCGTGACCAACGAACCGAAGGACGCCCCATGAAAACTGATCGTGAATTGCTGGAGCTGGCTGCTAAGTCCATGGGGTTCAAGGATTTCAGCTTTGCGGATATGCGGGGATGGGGTGAGGCCCGCTATGGGCTAAGTGAGGGGATTTGCACTGATGCGCTGGACGACTACTGGAACCCTCTGGTGGACGGCAACGCGGCCTTGAATCTCGCCGTTGTGCACGGTATTGAAGTCAGCTTCCACCACCATCTGGGCCAAGCCCTTGCCGTGGTTCCCGGCTACTCCAGGGGTCGAGGCGAGTATTGGCATTCCGGCGCACCGATGGAAGCCACCCGCCGCGCCATCGTCCATGCAGCTGCTGCAATCCAGTTAGCCAAGGAGGCGCCATGATCCGCCTAATTCGCTTCCTCATTACTGGGGATTGGCACCTGCATCAATGGGGTGAACCAGTTGTTACGGGAACGTATGCAGGAATGACGGGCCGCACCATCTCCGGCGCGTATCACGTTGTCCGCTGTAAGCACTGTGGCAAGTACAAGAAGTTCAATTTTTAGGGGTACGCACTATATGACTGATGAGACAGAAGCACTACGGCTGGCGGATTTGCTGGACATAAATTACCACGAGCCGCATGTTGAACAAGCAGCAGCAGCCGAGCTCCGCCGCCTGAGCGTAGTGGAAGCGACCTTCGATGAGTGGCTTGCGAAGACCGAATGGGTACAGAGAACAGCTAAACCAAGCGAGCTCGGCCTGCACCGCGCCGACGTTATGGCGAATCGCATCGCGGCGCTTGAAGCCGAGCTATCGGACACCCGTGCTCAACGTACTGCCAGCAACCGACGTATCGAGGAGCAATTCGCGGAGATTGAGCGCCTGCGCACTCTCGCCGCCACCTGCTACGCGGGCCTGGGCGGTGAGTGTGATTTGCCCGTGATTTGGCTTGACGCGCTAAATGACGCGGCCAATGGTGAGCCGTTCGATACAGACGGCCTGCTGCCATACACGTCGGCGATTCGCGCCCAACTCACCACCCAGACCAACCGCGCCGCAGCAGCCGAGCAGCAAGTCACCGCCCTCACCCAGCGCCTGGACACAGCTAATGCACTGAATACTGAGGCGCGCAATCAGCTTGCTGATATGGGAAATCCCATAACTCAATGCAATCAACAGGTTGCGCAATGCCAATCGCCTGCTGGCGGTCAATGGAAGTGCGGCAACGAGTATTTGCCGTATCACCCCGACGCCTCGCACGTTGATCCATCCTATCGGGACGGCTGGAATGACTGCTATCTTGCCGCCCCTCCCCCACCTGAGCGGGAGCCGCTGAGCAATGCCTGGTACGAAACCATGCTTGTTTGCCAGCACCTAGACGAGAGCGGAAAGCATCCTAAGCAAGTCTGGTTCAAGCGCAGTGATGTGATCCGACTGATCAAAAAAGCAGAAGCAACCCACGGAATAGGAGCCACCAATGATTGAAAACTACGATCCCAATATCCGCTGGGGCCGACACACCTATCGCGTGACGTTACAGAAATGGAACTATGTCGGAGCGATTGACTGCGAAATGGGCGGGAATATGCGCGGGTTCAAGGTGATAGAGGCTGCGGTCTCGTCTTTGGCCGACGATCTGCATGAGGCCCGGGGAGAAAACCCAACCGTGACACTGGTTGATCCCACTGGCGAAGAGAAGCTGCATTGCCAACCAGATGGCGAGAACATTGAAGATTGGCTGTATGCAATGGTTGTCGGCGTCGAGTTGATTAAGCACGAAGCGGAGGATGCAAAGTGGTAGCACCAATGACAACCCCTGACCCAAGCCGTGAGGCGTTTGAGAAGTGGCGCAATGAAGACCGGCGCCGCCGAATTCCAGAGATTCGAGACTGGAATGATGAAGAAATCGAAGACCTGTGTAGTTTTTCTTCAGATCGAGAATGGGAAATTTGGCAAGCAGCCAGGGGCCACCAGGGAGCTGACAAGTGCGTTTGCACATTTCGTCAGCGGATGGTTGGTGATGGATGCAGACATTGCAACCCGCAAGAGTACATCGACATGCTGCTTGAGCAGATTGACGAATACCAGACGGAACGGAATACCAAAGAAGGAAGCACATGAAGAAGCGTGTTCTCTCCCTCTCCATTCAGGCGATGTTCGGAGGCTACTGGGACGAAGACCACTCCTGCTTTCGTATGCCAGACGCCGCAAGGGAGGGCGAACCCGTCAAGGTCAGGTATCGCCTTCCCAGCCAATCGGAGGACACGCTCGACTTTCGGGTGTTCCTTAGCCCATTTCCTGTTGGAGGCCAATCTTGAAACCCAGCTACGAATCCCAAATCCTCGCCGTGCTGGATGGCCCAGGTGGTTGGACCACCGGCGACATTGCCAGACAGTGCAAGCCCATGCGCGGCAACAACCGAAACCAGCATTCGGCATTCATTCGCAAAGTTTTGCTCCGGCTGCAGATCATGGGCAGGGTCAAGCCAATGGATGACCAAAAGCCCGTTTGCTGGGTGTTGGCGGGAGGAGCCCCCAATGATTGACCAACAACCCATCACCGACGCCCAAATTGATGAGGTGTTCAACGCCATGCCTGACGGTCCCGCCGGGTTCTTGAAGTCCTGGGGCTACCGTCAGTTTGCGCGAAACCTGCTCGCGCTGCGTGCCATGCCCGCGTGGGAGCCGGAATTCCTTGCCATGACTCCAGGCCAGGAGGAGTTGGCGATGAAGTTTTGCATGGAGATCGCTGGCCCCAAGGGTAAACCAGGCCGCCTGCCCGACCCGGTGCGCCTGCTGGAGATGGCCGAGGAGTTGTATCAGGCTGAGCGGCAAGCTGCGGTAAAGCTCCCCCAATCGGGTGAGCTTGTTGATGTGGTGCAACCCTCCTCATGACCCAGTATTTCACCACCACTGAAGTTGCCGTCCGCGAAGGCCTGGACCGCTTTGCTGTGCTGCATATGTGCCGACGCGGGACAATCGCTCCGGCAAAAATGGTCGGCGGTCGCTGGCTGATCGAGGCCGGATACCACTTTTCCTACCGCCCGCGCGGGCGACCGAAGACGGTCAAGCCCCGCTAGCGCCACAAAAACCCGGCACCGTTCGGGTTTTCTGCCGCCCTAGCCCTGCAGACACCCCACCCCTTTGCCGGGGTCAAGGCAAAAAAAAGACCCGCCTCGAAGGCGGGTTTGCAATTCAACAGAGGCAACACTAGGCTGCCACGTAGCATTCTACAAGACCATTTTCAATTGTCTTTGTAATAAGCTTGGATTCGATAGCAGTATCCACAAGCTCTGTCAGCGCCTTTGCCTTGCACTTCATCAGCTTGAGCAGCTTGGATCGTGGCATGAAGCCCTGCGCCATGAGACTCGCGCGCCCCGGTTCGCTATCTGTCAACTTCCGCACGCTCTTGATGTAGCCAATCATGCGCTGCATCTGCTCATCGAAGTCGTTAACGGTCCTGGAATGTGTCACCGCATCGAGGAGGCGTGTGTCGTAGTGCTGCACGTACTCGATGGCCCATTTCAAATGCTGAGTGGTGATGACGGTATTACTCGCCTTCTCCGCCTTGCAGGCAATCATCGCCAGGCGCAGAGATTTTTCGAGAGTCCGACCCAGCAGAACATCCACGCCCTCATGCTCATGCTTGTCCTTGAGTGCATTCAGCTTGCGCTCGAATGCCTGGATAAGTGGCTCGCAGGCATCGTCAAAGGTGAGCGGGATGGTTGTTGGTTTCGTGTCTGCGCCGGTCGCGCCCGCCAGATCTCCCAGGTTCTGGCCAGAGATGTGCACCAGCCTGCACCACTCAAGAATATGGAATGGCACCTCGGCCGCGCGGCCCTTCAAATTGATGAGCTGGCGTGGTTGGGTGGACTCCACAACGATGCAGCGCCCCAAGAAGCCGTCTTTAATCAAATCGTCTGTCAGGTTGCTATAGAAGGTGTTTCCGGTGGTGGCACCCAGCAGCGTGATCGCCGGGTTGTAAACCACTCTCGCTTGTACCTGCTGATCCTGCCGCAATGTCATTTGCGAGTATGTAGGCGGCCGCATGATCCCATTGACCCGCCCATAGGCTTCAACAAGCTTGTCAATGGCCGCCTCGCCGTGGCTATTGCCCTTGGCCCGGGACAATTTCAGCATTTTGCCGATCTCGTCGATGGTTGCCAGATGCGCCGGCGCCTGCAGAAGCTGCGAAAAAACTGCACCTGCCGACGTGTATCCGGAACCGCCGATGAGCTCAGGAAAACCAGCCTCAGTGAGTACATGCTGGATTGCCGCCTGGGGATGCTCTTTGCCTTCAGTCGATTTTGCTACCAGGATAAAGTACAGCGATGTGAAGTTGTTGAACTGCGACACATAGGTGCGCGCCATCAGCACACTGCCCAGCGCAATCGCAGCCGCCACGGCCAGCTCGGGCTGCGATTTTGGCGCGGTGGCGTTTATCCAGCGCGCTAACTCCCCCAGCATGCCGGGTGGGTTAACCACGAATGGCGGTAGCGCCGGTGCGGCATCCTCGCTGGTGGTGGGTGGCAGAAGTATTTGCTCCACGGCGGGCGCAGGCTTTGAAATGTCCGGAGCTCGTGAAATGTCCGGAGCTGCCTGCTCCATGATGTTTTGCACAGCGACCGGCTGCGGAGCTTTGGCAGCGGATCCGAAAGTCTCGGGCACGATGAAGTCAGGCAGGCCTTCCACTGGCACGAGCTCAGCCAGCGCATCCACCGCACGGGCAAATGGAACCTGGTGCGAATTCATCACCAGGTCGATTGCCGTCATGCCATAGTTCCCGCCGAAATCAAAGATGCCGCTCGGGTGGACGCCGACGTTCGGGTTTTTCGCCCCCCGCCAGATTGCAATGCAGCGATAGCCGTCACCATGGCGCCTTGCCGTAGGAATGAGGCGCGGCACCCACAGATCAGGGTTGGCCAGGGCCTGCTGATTCAGCTTGCTATAGAACTCGGCCGCCGCGGACAGATTGGTGTTGATGCGGTCGGTACTGTCCCGTGGTGCTGTCGCCCTGCGGCTTTGGTACTTGGTGTCGGCCTCAGTCTGGTACGGTGCAATAGTCGCCTGAACGCGCTGCAGAAAATCTGGCGGCAGAACGGGCAAGTCATCGGCCTCATACTCCTCAAGCATGTCTTCTGTGAGGTAGACATAAGTATGGCCGTCCGGGTGGCGCGTGCCGGGCATGAGAGTTTGCCTGCCATCGGAGAGCACATCGAGCACCCGCGCGCCGCCGATATTAAAGCTGCAGGATGGCTCGCCGCTGTAGCGAAAGAATGCTGTATACCCTTTGGCTCCGCGCTTCCTCACTGGCGTCCATGGAATGATGCGATCCAGTGCGTCAGTGCCTTTGGTGTCGTAGTCCCGATCAAGCGCTACGATGCGCGACTGCTTTCCGCAAAGCAGGCCAATCCCAGCATCCGGCCACTTGTCCCACTCTTCCAGTTCGAGCTCGGTCGGCATGCGCTGAAAGTACCTCTCCCAGTCGCTCATGCCCCGCCACCCCTCAACCGAGGAATACGCCCCTGGTCGCTTGGTGCCTGGAGCAATAGGGATGACACAGTACCCGCGCTCTATATAGAAATAGGCACGTGAATCATATGGCGAACTCATGCGGCGGCCTCCACTTTTACAAAGTGCCCTGACTTCTTTCTGGAAATGAGCCGATCAACCGACCGCTTCAAGTCTATGGCAGTGCAACCATCAAGCTGTTGCATGTGAATATCCATCGCCACCCTAACCGCTTCCAACTCCTCGGATGTGTATTTGAGCTCACCGCAGTCAGGCAGCCGCAGGCACATAGCCTTATGTGCCTCGTACGCCCTGAGCAATTCCGGCCGCCAGTCTCTGCCCAGGCGTTTCTGCTGCGCGAGATCGCACGCAACATCTATAGTCTGAGCAACATACTCAGCGTGTTGGCGAGTGCCGTGGCCCTTTTCGAGAGCGACAAAGTTCTCCCAAATTTGAACCTTGAAGGCGGGGAAGCTGGCGGCCGAGCTGCTCTTTAGCTTGCTGTTGCGCTGATTCACAATATCCCAAGGCATCTTCTTAGGCATCAGCGCCCTCCTGCACCTGGTCCGGGCGCACGATGGCAAGAGGTAGGCCAGCAGCAATAGCGACTGTTCTGGCATGCTCTTCCGGTATCGAATGGCTCCATTTGCGCACAGCCTGGAGCGTGATGCCGCAGCGCTCAGCTACCGTGGTGCTGCCCCCTGCCATAGCCACAATGCCGCGCACGGAGAACCCCACTGGAGGGGACACTTTTCTTGATTTAATTGAGTTTTGCAAAATCATCATCCCTGTTGAATTGAACTTTACTCAATTCTAGGGGCGGTTTTGCGCGCGTGCAAGACTTCAATCGAGTTGATTAAAGTTTATTTTTTACTTAAGCTATGCCTATGTCGCCCGGGCAGGCAGTGATCTGCGCTCGCCTTGACACCATTCATAGTCGCGTTCGGAGTTTGGAGTCCCCATGAAATCGATACTTGCACAGCGCATACAAGCTGCGCGTGAAGCAATGTTCCCGCCAGTCAATCAAAAAGACATCGCTACGAAGCTGGGTAGATCGCCTTCGGCTGTCTCGCTGTGGGAATCGGGGAAGAACGAGCCTCGCCCCGCGGAAATCGTCGCCCTAGCCAAGACGTTTGGTGTTTCTGTTGGGTGGCTTATGGGTGTTGACGAGGCTAATAATACTGTACAGATAAACAGTAGTCAAGGCACCCCGGTTGTCTCCATGGACGCCTTGAAAGAGTGGGATTTGTCGGCTCCTTCGGAGTACGTATACACGGCAAGAGACTACCCCACCGGCACTGCCGCCGGGTTCATAAACAATAGCAGCGCATTACCATCTGTAGCGCCAATGGATGCTATTTGCATAGTATCCAAAGCACACCAGCCGACGAACGGGCGCCCCGTGGTTGCCGTCGTGAATGGCGACATCATGTTGCGTCGAATCGTTGTCGATGGGGGGCACACTTTGCTAATGGCCGACGACCATCGATTCCCATCCATACCACTGGATAAAGCGACAGTGCTTGGCAGCATTGTTGAGGTGATACAACGCACCACTCTCTAACGATAGCGGCCCGACCTTACGGGCCGTTACTTTTCCCGATGTAAGGGTTTTTACTTACACGAAAGTTCTTGAACCTTAATCAACTTCGATCTATCATGCAGTTGTCGATTGAGTTTTAGTTAAGTTGATCGATAGCAATTCAACATGCAGATCGGAGAATAAATTGAACAAGGAAAAAATCTCATCATTGGCGGAGCGTTTGCTCCAGGCCAAGGCCGCCGAAGATGCGGCCACAAAGGACCGCCGGACCATCGAGGCCGAGCTGGTACAAGAGGTAGGAGTCGAGAAGGCGAACGGCTCCAAAACCACCGCATTTGACGCCTTCAAGGTCACCATCACAACCGCGCAGAACGTGAAGTTGGATTGGGACAAGTTCGATGAAATGGCCGGCGAGATCCCTGCCGAGTTCCACCCCGTCAAGAAGAAGCGCGAGGTAGACGAAAAGGGCGTCAACTGGCTGCGCGAAAACAAGCCAGACATCTACGCCAAGCTTCCGCTCACGATCACCGATCGCACCCCCACCGCCAAAGTGGAGCGTGTGTAATGCAGAACGTCATCATCACCATCGAGAGAGCACCCAATGGCCAGGATGTGGTGAAGATCTCTGCTGACTACCAGGGCGCAAAGTTGTTTGATTCAACCAACCCAGCGCACCAAATAGCGGCGTACCTTATGCAGGTCGCCTCTAATCTCCCAGGTCTTGACATGGCGTCCATCAAAATCGCTGAATCAAGCCCAAATCAAACCATCGTCATGAAAGCTGCATAACCATGCCATTCGATCTTTCATCCATCAGCCGCGGCCGCCGTGCGCGTCCACCAAAAATCGTCGTGTACGGGCCGCCTAAGATCGGCAAGTCCACATTCGCTGCCTCGGCGCCAGGTGCCATTGGCATCATCACCGAGGAAGGCTTGGACAACATTGATGTGCCAGCCTTCCCCAAGGCTACGCACTACAGCCAGGTCGAGGAAGCCATCAACACGCTGCTGACCTCCGAACACCAGTTCAACACCGTGTTTGTCGATTCGCTCGACTGGCTTGAGCCACTTATCCACGGGACGATCTGCGAGCGCGCAGGCGTCAAGAACATCGAAGACATCGGCTACGGCAAGGGCTATGTCATGTCCGATGACAAGTGGCGCGAGTTCTTCGCCAAACTCGACGAGCTGCGCGACAAGCGCAACATGGCCATCGTGTGCATCGCACATGAACGCATCAACAAGATCAAAAATCCGCTGCTGTCGGATGACTACGACGCCTACGCGCTCAAACTGGAAAAGCGCGCCCTCGGCATCGTCAACGAATGGGCCGACATCATTGCGTTCGCAGCCCACGAAACGATGACGCGCAACGTGGCGCAGAATCAGCAGCAGCAGAAGGACATCAAGGCAGTGAGCACCGGCCGCCGTATGCTCTACCTGAACCCCCACCCCGCCTACGTGGCCGGCAACCGCTACAGCCTCCCTGACTGTGAACTGAACTGGGCGCAGTTCCAAGGGCTGCTCAACGCGGCGCTAGCCCCGAAGGATTCTCAAACCGCAACCGCATAACCGTTTTCGTTCGCCCCGTAACTTGAGTTTCAATCAACTCACCATTCAATTTTCGAGGAAATTACCATGACAAGTTTTGCCGATCTCAATTTCAAAGCCGACGAAGTTACCGATGACTTTGCCGCCCTCCCCCCTGGCTCCTACATTGCCATCATCACCTCATCGGAGCAGAAGGTGACGAAGGCCGGCACTGGCAAGTACCTGGCTCTGATCTATGAAGTGATCGATGGTCCCCAAAAGGGACGCAAGATCTTTGCGAACCTGAATCTGTGGAACGCCAACGAAACCGCCCGCAAGATCGCCACCATCGAGTTGTCGAAGATCTGCAAGGCGCTGGGCATCAACTCGCCACGCGACAGTAGCGAGCTGCATAACAAGCCCATGCAACTGGTAGTCGCTATCCGCATGGGCGAGGACAAGAGCGGCAACCCCCGCGAAGAGAACCAGATCAAGGAATGGCATGCCATCACCGGTGCCGCGCCGGTAGCTGCTAGCCCTGCCCAGACCCCCGCCGCCGCTCCCGCCTGGCAGCAGCCCGCCGCCGGTGCGCCTGCTTGGGCGGCACCAGGCGCGCAATAAGCCCTTCCGATAGAACAAGGCCCGTCCAAAGAGGCGGGCCAGCTTCAACTTCAACAGAGTTTCAAGATGGTTAATATTGCTGACGCTACATCGCCAGTGGTCGCGGCTATTGCCAAGGTGTATGAGGAGCGAGAAGGCGCAGAACCGCCCCGCACCTACCTTGGCGCCTCGATCATTGGCAAGGAGTGCGCCCGCGCGCTCTGGTACGACTTCCGCTGGGCCCGGCGTGAGAAATTCGACGGCCGCATGCTACGCCTGTTCCAGACCGGGCACCTTGCCGAGGCGCGGTTTGTCAAAGACCTGCGCGATATTGGTTGCGAGGTCCTTGATTGCGACCCAGCCACTGGCAAGCAGTTCGCCCACTCTGACCACGGCGGCCACATGGGCGGCCACATGGACGGCAAGGGCCGATACATCCCTGACGGCGCCCAAAAGTGGCACGTTCTGGAGTTCAAGACACATTCCGCCAAGTCGTTCAAGGAGCTGCAGGCCAAGGGTGTGAAGGCTGCGAAGCCCATGCACTACGCGCAAATGCAGTGGTACATGGGCAAAGAAGGTCTAGACCGCGCGCTGTACCTGGCCGTGAACAAGGATACGGACGAGCTCTACGCCGAGCGCATCGAATTCAACGCCGAAGAGTTCATGCAGATCCAGGCCAAGGCCGAGCGCGTGATTTTCGGTGCCGAGCCCCCCGCCAAGATCGCCACGGACATTCACGCCTTCGCGTGCAAATTTTGCGTGCACAAGGAGGTTTGTCACGCCGACCAGGTTCCCGCCCTCTCCTGCCGCACTTGTGTGCACTCCACCGCCGAGCGAGAAGGCAATGGCCGCTGGTCCTGTGCAATTGCTCCTGGCGGACGGCAGAGCGAGATTCCAGTCACCTTCCAGCGTACAGGCTGCGGGCAGCATCTGCCGCTGCCGTTCCTGGTGACGTACGCAACGGCCGTGGACGCTGGCACTGGCTGGATTGAATTTCAGCGCAAGGACAAGCCAGAGGTGCATTTCTGCGTGGTTGCCGAGGGCGCTGCGCCCAACGGCGTGCGCGCTGGCACACCGGCCTACCTGTCCCGAGAGCTGTCTGCACTCAAAGACTTCCGCGCCATCGGGGCGCCAGAACTTGAACACTACCGCGCCCAGTTTCCGGGCGCTGAGATTGTGGGGTGAATCATGAACATCAAATTCTCTGGCACTGGCATGGCCTTTCTCTCGCATTACATGGCGACCCAGGACATCCGCTACTACCTCAACGGTATTTTTCTGCAGCCCTTGACCGCGCGCCAAGGTGGCGGCGTGATCGGAGTTGCCACCAATGGAAAGGCACTTGGCTTATGGCACGACCAGGCTGGCGAAGCGGATCGGGAAATCATCATTCGAGTGACAAAACCGTTGATTTCCTCATTGGGCAAGTTCGATAAGGGCTTGCCAAGGTCTTTGCGCGTGGTCGATGGCCGGTTGATCTGCATGAGCGCGGAAGAAGAAGAGATCTATATCCAGCCCAATCCTCATGCGCCTGTCACCGGCGCTCGGATGCCATGGGAGGTTGAAGGGAAGTTCCCCGATTTCACCCGCGTGGTAAAGCGCGCGGATAAGTTCAAAGACGCCCAGGGCCCGGTTGACGCTATAGACGCGCGCTACCTGGAGCTGCTCAACAAGTCCGTTGTGGGTACTACGCGCTTTCCAAATGGCGTCCAGCTTCGTCAGCCCGCCCCACTCGGAGAGATCTACGCACGCTTCTGCGCAAAGGATGAGGCCTTTGCTGTTGTGATGCCCTTGAGCTGGGGGGAGATCGATATTCCCAAATGGCTGCACCAGATCTTTAAGGCGGCGGAGGCGAAAGAATGATTGAACTCTACCCATATCAGCGTGAAGCTGTGCAGTCTGTTTTTGAGTATTTCCACACATCCAAAGGCAACCCGCTCATTGAGCTGCCTACTGGCTCCGGAAAGTCTTTGACTATGGCTAGCACAGTTAAACAGGCAATTGACATCTATCCGCCGACAAACATTCTGCTGCTCACGCATGTGAAGGAATTGATTGAGCAGGACTATAAAGCGATTCTCAAATATTGGCCGGAGGCACCAATCGGAATTTGGTCTGCTGGCGTCGGCATCAAAAGACAGGCTCAGATTACTGTGGCTGGCATCCAGTCAATCCACAAGCACCCCGCCCGCTTTGGCAATACGCACCTGGTGCTGGTGGACGAATGCCACCTGATACCGGCGAAAACCGACACCACTTACCAACGGTTCATCGGCGCCCTGCGCGCCTATAACCCGAACCTCAAGGTCATCGGCTTCACGGCCACCCCCTATCGCACCGACTCGGGCCTGCTAACCGAAGGTGATAACGCGATCTTCACTGACATCGCCTACAGCGCAAACGTGGGCGACTTGATCCAGCAAGGCTACCTCTGCCCTCTGGTGGCGAAAAACGGCGTTACCAAAGCCGACCTGTCTGGAGTCGGCACGAGCAAGGGCGATTTCAACAATACGGCATTGCAGCATGCGATGAACAAAGATGCACTGATCGAGGGCGCATTTGATGAAGTTGCGATCTACGCCGCCGACCGCAAGCACATTCTAGGGTTCTGCACTGGGGTCGAGCATGCCCAGCGCTGCGCCGAACTGGCAAACGCCCGTGGCTGGGCCGCCGACTATGTGGACGGCACGATGGGCAAGACCGAGCGCGAAGGGAAGATCGCTTCATTCAAATCCGGCGCGATTCGCTTTTTGTTCAACGCCAACATTCTGACCACCGGCTTTGATGCACCGATGATCGACTGCCTGGTGATGCTGCGCCCTACCAAGAGCACGGGCCTGTATGTCCAGATCATGGGGCGCGGCTTGCGCAAGCACCCGAGCAAAGACAACACACTGGTTCTGGACTTTGCCGGAAACATCGAGCGACACGGACCAATCGACCAGATCAAGGTGAAGTCCAAGCGCAAGAGCGGGGAGAAGGCGGTGAGCGTGGCACCGGTCAAGGAATGCCCGAGCTGCCATGAGCTGGTGCACACCTCTGTGCGCGTCTGCCCAGGGTGCGATCACCAGTTTCCGGAGAGCGACAACCCCTCGCATGGCACTGAGGCCACGGCAGCGGATCCTGTGGCGGCGCTAGCGAAGCCCCGCCGAGTGGCCGTGGATTCGATCACCTACAGCCCGCACACAAAAAACGACCGAAACTCTCTCAAGGTTGAGTACACATGCGGCGACCACGTATACACCGAATGGGTGCCCATCGAGGATCCTCGGAGCTATGTCCGCAAGCACGCGGTGCAATGGTTCTGGAGCCACGGGCGACATGCCTGCCCCGATACCGTGGCGGATGCACTGAATCTCCTTGAGCAAGGTGACCTAGTGCCGACGCCTCAGTACATCGAAGTAGTGCGCGATGGAACCTATTGGCGGGTCAAGGAGCGCTTTGGAATATCGCACCGGCCGGGTATCGCCACCGTCGAGCGCGAGGTAAGTCTGGGCAACTTGATGAGGGCATGGGGATGACAACAGTAATGGATGACAACGCAAGCATGTCTCTTGCGGAGATAACAGTTCGGCGCGATGCGGCAAAAAAGGATCTGGAGCACTGGCAGTGGATCCTGGACAAAAAGGGTTGCGAGAACTGCATTCACTGGAATGGCCACGGCTGCAAGGCGTCCAACGGCGCAGTGCCGCCGCCCGAGGTTCAAAAGGCCGGCTGCCCGGCCTGGCGCTACGACTTGATTCCCTTTTGAGGTGATGTATGGAACAACAAAAAATCCGAGAAATGCTCTCGCCCAAGGAAATGATGCAGCGGTTCAAGGTGTGTCGCCGCACCCTGGACAACATGGAGAAGACCGGCAAGATTCCGAAGCGCGTGCACCTGTCACAGCGCACAGTGCGGTGGTGGCGTGATGAGGTGGAAACGCATGCTGCAGCTTAGCCGCCTCGACGCATGGCTAACCGCTCAGGTCTTCCAGAAGATGGTTGACCTGAGCCAGTTGCGTCCCGCGTGGTGGGGGCGGCAAGCTGCAACGGTTCTGCTTGCTGTGGGGATCGTGTTAGCGGTGAATACGGGATACTCGCCTCTGTCAGTGATCTGCGTCCTGTGCATGGCGATTGCGCTGCTTGCTACCTACATCGAGCCACTCTACGCAAGCCTAGAAGAAAGCCGTTGGGCAAGGTACGTCGCGCTTTTTGATGCGGCCATAACCACGTCCGCCCTGCTCCCCACCCAGGCGGTGGAGCAGCCCGACCTACTTGCCATCTGGTTAGTGGCCTCGGTGTGCTTCACTTCCTACTTATACTTTCCGACCTGTCGCCCGCCTCGCCCAAGGCAGCCCCGTCAGAAAACGGTGATAAGGCATGCTACTTAATCAAAGGGGCCAACCGGCCCCTTTTTATTTCACCCAGCCGTCAACCATATCCGCCCACTCTTGCAGCATTTTCCTGCGCTGCTCGGAATATTCCGCCTTGTTGTAGACGGCCCGCACGCCCTTCTGCTCGTGCGCAAGGCACTTTTCAATCCAGTCTGAGGCGTACCCTGCTTCATGCAACAGCGTGCTGGCCGTGCGCCGCAAGTCGTGCGGGCCGCAGTCCGGCATGTCAATACCGTCCTCTCGCGCCTTCAACACCGCGCCCGTGATAACCCGATTGAGGGTAGCCGCGCTCATGGCCTTGTCCGACTCGTACCGGTTTGGCAGCACGTATGACGATGAGCCACCGAACGTTTTTAGCGCGATCATCATGTCCATGGCCTGGCGTGACAGGTAGACAACGTGAGGCCGGGCCATCTTCATGCGCTCCTTGGGGATCGTCCACGTTTGCGCGTCGAAATCCACCTCGTCCCATGTGGCCAGTGCTAATTCACTTTTACGAACCATGGTCAGCAGCAGCAGCTTGACCGCCACCCGGAATTGCAAGCCGGTACCAACCCGCTCCATGTAGGTGTAGAGATGTTTGATGTGGGCAGGTTGCAGCATCCGGTCGCGGGGCACAAACACGGCAATACTGCTCGGCTTCACCTTGTCGGCAGGATTGGCGACCCCCTCTAGCCCCCGCTCTATCGCGTGCCGGAAGATCATCATCACAATGTCGCGGGCCTGCACCGCCACTGCTGGCGCACCGCGTGCAACGATCTCGTCCGTCAAGCGGCGCAACGCGTGATGGTCTATCTCACGCATCAGCTTGTTGTGGAACTTGGGCTTGAGGTCGCGCTCGTAGATTGATCGCTTCATGGCCCGGGTGGAGTCCGCCATTCTGTGCTTGTCCATCCACTCCTCGGCCCAGCTCGAAAACGTTCTCTCGCCCTCAACGGCGGCCAGCGCCGCGCGCGCCGGTGATACGCCGGTGTTACGAAGCCGCTTTGCCTCATCGAGCTTCTGCCTGGCCTCTGCCAGCGTGAGGCCACCAACCCCGTACTGCCCGAAGTTGATTGTTTCCTGGCGGCCGTTCACGCGGTAGTTGTAGGCGAATGTGCGTGCGCCCTTGGGCGACACCCGGACATACAACCCGTCACGATCCGCCACCTTGAACACTTTGCCCGTCGGCTTGATGTTTTTGAGAATGGTATCTGTAAGCAT